GCGCTTGGCGTCGTTGTGGTTTCTCCGGATCTGCTCCATCCTGAAATGACGTTTGAAATTTTTCACAGACTTAAAGTCACCCCACCATAGATAGATATACAGCCACGACCATGTCGCTCGAGCAAGATTACATCACCGTTCCGGGACAAAACTTTGTCTGCCTCTCCATCGTCGGACCCTCCTGTCCGCAGAAGACCGACAAGTTTGGCATCAAGATTCGCGGGTGCTTCGGTACCCGGGAGGAAGCCGCGAACCACGCGAAGAGGCTGCAGAAGGAAGACGCCACCTTCGACATCTTCGTCGCGGACATGTACAAGTTTCTCTTGATTCCACCGGACCCGACGGAGATCGAGGACTCGCACTACGCCGAAGACAAACTGGAAGAACTCATGACTGGTTACAGAGAGAACCAGCGCGCCGCCGCCAAGCTCTTCGAGGAGCGCAAGCGCGACATGATGGAAAACAAGGACAAAGAATACTTCAAGCCCGGTGATGAGAACTCCAAGTTTTACACCAAACCGGATGAATCCCCGTTGGAGCACCCGGGTGAGATTCTCGAGAGATTGAAAAAGGAACAACCCGAAAAGTCCATGGAAGAGCTCGTCAAGGAAGCCGATGCCATCGTCGCCCAACAAATCGAGGAGCGACGCAAGCAGCGTGAAGCCGAAGGCGAAGCCGAAGCCGAACCGGAAGCCGAACCGGAAGCCACCAAGTCTGAAGAATAAAAATGTAGAGTTTTAATAAGAATGACATTTTTCAGTATCATCCTCAACGTCATTACTATAGCCATCGTCGTCTATGCTTTGGTTTTCCAGGGCGACAAACTAGGTGCGAAGAAGAAAACCGAAACACGAGTGATCGCGACGGACGTGTACGTGGACAACGAGAAAGATCCCCTCGTGGTGAGTCGATCGTATTTTACAGAAAATAAGTACGGTGATATTGGCAAATTTGTAGGCTACTCAACTGTACCGGAGGATCATTGGCTGAATGGTCTGAGTTTTGCCCATGAAGAATCCTAAGATGAAGGCGACGAACACTAAGATGTAGGTCATCTTGTCGAGGGAGGCAAAGTCAAACTTCCCCTCGTCGTGTACCGGGTAGTGGTGCATAGGTGGCGGTGGTTGCTGGTACATCATGTGCTGGGACTGGTCGTAGTAAACGTCGTCCAGGTGGGACGAGTCCTCTTCCTTGGGAAGCGCGTGATCGAGGGGCTTCATCTCATCCGAGACTTTCGGGTCGAACGTGATAGGGTTGCCGATGTCGGTCTCCATGATTATTATTACAAACGCCATTTCTTTTTAAGTCTCTGTCTCTGAGTCGGACTCGTCGTCTTCGTCATCGAAGTCTTCCTCGTAGTCGTCCCCTTCCTCGCCCTTCCTCCTCGACGATGAAGTCTTGCAAATCCTCTCCATCGTCGTCGTCTTCGTCGTCCTCCGAACAAGACATCTCGTCGTCGGTGTCCAGGTCGGAACCGGCAAAGTCACTGTCGTACTCGCTGTCCGCGTAGTCGTCCTCGAATCGCCCCTCGACTATCTCCGGGGTGTACACGGACGAAGGAGACTTGATGATTCTTCCGGAGCGCGTCGTGACTGTAGCCATGGTCTTTGCTTTACATTTTATTGGACTCTCTCGTTTAAGTATTTGGGGAAGAATTTTTGTCCTTTTTTGATCGCGTGCTCTAAGATGACTTCTTCCATTTTTTCACCGATTTGCCGGGCGATGTATTCCACGTCATCCTCGATGTTATAGTTGTTATACATGGACACGTTCCGGAGGTGGTCGAGGCTCGTGTACAAAACACCCGCGGCGACACGGGGTGTGTCGAGGTAGAGGGGCACGTCGTTGAGGTACTTGAGGAAAGCCTTGAACTCTTCTGGGTTCGCACCGGAGTACGCGTGCGCATCCTGCTTCAAAGATGCCAACCCGTCGATGTCATCGAAGAAATCTTTCCGTTGGGAAGACAGGTAAAGCATGTATCCGGAAACTGCGAGGAACAAGAAAGCGTTACTCATCTACTTTAGTGTCATGAAAAATATTTGACTCACTCACCCAACAGGTAAGAAAAACTTCTCTTGAGGGGAATGTTAACATTTTTTATTTTTTCCAAAATGTATGAAATCATCATACCTTAATGTCACCCCGGAATAATATTTGGTCTGGTTTCCCGGAGTGATATTTGATCTCAAAATTATTTTTTTCTTGAACACGGATCAAAGATCTTGATCACGATCGAACTTTTTTTTTCACACTCCTGAAATATATATGAGTGATCAATAAAGTTTTGGAACTTTCTTGATCATGGATCAAAGATCTTGATCACGATCGAACTTTTTTTTTTCACTTTCCGGAAACATATATGTGTGATCAATAAAGTTTTGGATAAAAATTATTTTTTTTCTTGATCTGGATCAAAGATCTTGATCACGATCGAAATTTTTTTTCACACTCCGGAAACATATATGAGTGATCAATAAAGTTTTGGATAAAAATTATTTTTTTTCATGATCATGGATCAAAGATCTTGATCACGATCGAACTTTTTTTTTCACACTCCGGAAACATATATGAGTGATCAATAAAGTTTTGGATAAAAATTATTTTTTTTTCATGATCATGGATCAAAGATCAAAGATCTTGATCACGATCGAATTTTTTTTTCACTTTCCGGAAACATATATATGATATCAGAGATCTTGATCAACGATCGAATTTTTTTTCACTTTCCGGAAACATATATGAGTGATCAATAAAGTTTTGGATAAAAATTATTTTTTTTCTTGATCATGGATCAAAGATCTTGATCACGATCGAATTTTTTTTTCACACTCCGGAAACATATATATGATATCAAAGATCTTGATCACGATCGAAATTTTTTTTTCACACTCCGGAAACATATCTGAGTGATCAATAAAGTTTTGGATCGAAAATATTTTTTTCTTAATCATGGATCAAAGATCTTGATCAACGATCGAAATTTTTTTTCACACTCCGGAAACATACATATGTGATCAATAAAGTGTGAAAAAAAAATTATTTCCTACAAAATTTTGGTGACTCACGTGGGTCCGATGTTGGAAAAAAAATAAATTTCATGTTATGATCTTCCGGTGGAATTACAAATGTTTTTTGTGTAATCACCCCATCGATCTGGATCCCATCCCGGAAACGCACTACGAGTGGCTGGCGTACTACCAATACCGGTTCGTGTACAACCCGGTGCCCCTCTTCATGAACCGGATGTACTACAAAACCATAGGTGAAAAGATGCGTCGGGTGTGCTCCTCGTGTTTCACGACCTACAAACCGGTGCCTTTCAGGGTGCTTCGTGACAGGGAGGTCGGATTGTGCCGGGTGCGTACTACAAATCGACCTCTGAGTCTGAGCATCGATGAGCTCATGGAGTGGCTCGGGGGTATGGAAGAATTTTTCTATTCGAGCAGGAACCACTCGTAGACCGGGTCGTAGATGTCGAGCCCGAGGGTGCGTATGATGATCAGCGCGCACTCCCAAAACTCGTCCATGTGGGACATTCTGTGTTCTAGATACTCGAGGATGTAAAAATTTTTAGATACGATAGCCCCCGCCAAGGTGTGATACCAAAGTTTTACCGGGTAGTTGCACTGTTCCCACAAGAACCTCATGATCTTGTGTCCCCGGACGTGGTTCGGACACGTCGCCGCGTAGTACATGATGTCCCCCTGCGTGTCCACCGCCGTGACGATCTCGACATAATTTTTCCTCTTCTCGAGTTCGTGGAAGTTCCCCTCCCTCGCCCACTGACACAGATCTTGCAGCATTTTTTTCTCGGTCGACAGTAAAAGATATGTCGAAGAAGGCGATCGCGGGATTCGGTCTTTTACTTATGTGTGCCTGTGTGATGAGTTCGTCCTCGTCGGCTGCGTTTTTCGCGATGAGTCGAGGAGGTGCCGAGACCGAGGCGGCGACCGAGGCGGCGACCGAGGCGGCGACCGGTGAAGAGGCGGCGGCGTCCGGACCGAAGTTTCCCGTCGGACGATTCGTGCGTATCACTCAAACCGTGGCGTACGACGCGAATGCGCCGGGTAATGTGGATGACAAAAATAAAATCATCAACGTGGCTGAATTGGAGGTGTTCGACGAGAACGGCGCACTCATCTCCTCAAACACACCGGTGACCGGAAGTTCGGAGTACTCGGCGACGCACGGATTCAAAAACTTGACGGATGGGAACATGACAAACTTCGCGCACACGAAGGGGAGAACGCAGGGTGAGATGGATTACATGCAACTAGATCTGGGCGCGGATAAGAAGGTGAAAAAGGTGGTCGTGACGAACCGCACGAGTTGTTGTAAAAGTAGAATCAAGGGTGTGAAAATCATGGTCATCGCGAGCGATCAGTCCACGAAGGGCGAGACCCCGGTGATCACCGGTGAGAACGACAAGTACACCTACGATTTCGAGACTAAATCTGGGTGGGCGTAAAGTTCTTCCAATCCATCAGACTGATGTCACTCTCTTCGCACCACGGGTAAATCTCATCGTCGAACCCGATGAAATTTACCGCGTCTATCCCGGCGTCCCGGCACTCGTCGCACGTCTGGTAACTGTCGTCGATGATCAGCCCCACCCCGAGTGCCCGGCACAGATCCGCCTTCTTCACCTCGTGTTCGGTGAACGAGTTGGTGAGGATCACGTCATCAAAAACACCCGGAAAATACCTCTCGACCCACAACTCGGTGGTCTCCCGAACGATGTCCTGCCTTCCGGTGACGACGTACAACTTGTCGATATCCCGGGTGTTCTTGAGGATCTGCATCGCCCTCTGCGCCCCTGGGATTGGCTTGAGGTAGAGAAAGTCCTTACTCCGGTAAAACTTTTGGAGGATCTCTTGGGACTGCTCTTCGGTGCACTGAAACACCTCCCGGTAGAGGTACGGGTGCTTTCCGTGGGGCGTCTGCACCCCTCTCCACTTCGCCATGGGTCGGAGGAGGGGCACGAGGACTTCGTCGAGGTCGAGGGCGATCTTGCTGATCGACATTTGTGTTTGTCTCAGAACTTATTTTTTAGAATACAACTTACTATAGGTGGTTGGAAACAGTTTCATCTTTTTCGTGTCCTTGCACCCACACGTCTGCTGAATGACGTCCCTGTTCACGGTGAAGGACACACACTCTCTGTGTTCGCCCTTGATGAGTTCGCAGTACTGGGTGTTTGTGGTGACGACGAATTTGTTCCCCTTCGCCTTGACTAGATTGATGGCTTTGGTTTTGCCTTGTCCCGGGAAAAACTTTTGTATGAATTCCTCGAGCTCCGGTTTCACGTGGTCAAAGGTGGGCGCCTTCTTCTTGGGTTTGGTGTTGATCTCCGGGACCACCACCGGGGTCGGGTAGAGCATCTTGTACAAATCGTGGGTGAGTTTGTACTTTTTACCGACAAAGTCTTTGCAAAACCCGTCCACCCTCTCCCGAATGGTGTCGCACTTGCAGAAACACTTTTGAACGATGATGTCCCCGCTCACGAAGAACCAGACGTGATTGGACCCGTGCGCCCTCCGGAGGTTTTCGCAGTACCTGGACGTCGTGCTCACCAAGTACTGTTTCTTGGACTTGTAAATCTTGGTCACCCGGGCGTCCGCCTGTCCCTCCATGTGTTTCCGGATGAACGTCTCGAGCGCCGCGGCGGCGACTTCGTCCGTGTACTCGTCTTTCATCTGCGCCTTGGTGAAGCACCCCTCCTTGATCGCCCTCCCCGGTGGCTCCACTTGGGTGTGTGCGATCTCTCTCGTGCGCACGGTGCCCATGCGTAGGAAATCGATGTTGGGTTCCTGTCCCACCCTCTGGAGCATGCTCAGCGGTCCGTGCCTGTAGACGAACACGGGGAGGTACGCGACCTGGTTGATTTTACCGGAGTTCCCACATGCGCCGCATCCTCGACCTTGACACTCCTCGCACTTGGCTTTCTTCTTGGACCACGGCATGCGAAACCCGGACCCTTTGCTCCCTCGTTGGAGGTCTCCGTACACCGCGGCATCGATCACCTCGTTCCAGTCCGTGCCGGGTTTCGCTGTGTACAGGGCGACGAGGATGTGTTCCCGGAGGGCGATCGCGCTCGCTTGGTCGACGACGAACTTGTCCCAGTTGAGGTGGATTCCGGTTTTCACCTTCTCACCGACCGTCTTGGGCGGCGCCACGCACACGAGGCAGTCTTTCCCTCCGTGTCGCTTCACCTTGTCGCATATCACTTTGACCACGGACTCGATCTCCTCGAGGGTGAGTGCTTCTTTGTCCTTGTAATCGATGTCCACGAAAAAGTTGTACGTCTCCGTCTTCTGTTCCACGATGAAGAGGTCCTCCCCGGAAGCGATCGCGGCGACGTATCTCTCGTTGAAATCATCTAACTTGTCGAACGGTACGGACAGGACCCCGCCGTCCATCATCACGTGCGACAACTTATTTGCATGATTAAATTTATTCTCGACGCACCACCTTCGAAACATGGTTTACCCTAATATCGGAGTTCCCCTTTATACCAGTGCGACGAATCGTAGGACTCCCTCCTCCCCGGGTCCCTCTCTTCGTTTTCCAAATCCTTCTTCAACACGAGGAGTTCGTACACGGTCTTCTCGAGGTGTTCCTTCACGTACGCCTCGCCCTCCTCGTCGTCGTACCCTCTCTTCTCCTGCGCCAAGTCCCGAATCTGCCGGAGTATGTATGCCTTCCCTTTGGTCATATTATTACTTGACGGTGAAAGTTTTCCGGTCGTCCTTCCGCGCTTCGAGGGCGTCGTAAAACTGTGGGTTTTTCAAGACGTTGTCGACGATGAGTTCCCACTTCTTCGACCTCGCCTTGAACTCGTCGAGGGTGTCCCAACTCATGAGGTCGTTCTCGTCGAACGTGCGCTTCACCGGTTGTTTGTTGATCTTCCGGATCGCGTACTTCATCTTTTCGTCTTGAAACTTTTTCAGCGTCTCCTCCTGTTGCTGCTTGTCGTAATCGACGAAGAGCACGAACACGGTGTACACGAGCTCGTTTTCCCCTTCCGGAACCGTGAACACGAAGTCGGCGTACTCCCCTTCCTTGAGGATGACCACTCCCCTGGTCTCCTCTTCCAGTTCCCGGAGGGCGGTCTTGAGGGGTGCGAACACCTCCCTCCGCCTCGACCCCCCGGTCACGAATATCCAATCTTTGTATCGACGATCCCGAACTGTGAGAAATTTAGGGGGATCATCGGTGAATGTTACTGGTATGGCGATTGCTTTATATTTTTTCATCACATAGATAACGGCGCTGAGCGCTCCTAATGTTTATGGATTTAATTTTCATCGGCGTTTTCCTCGACCGGTTGTTCGTCTTCCTCGGTGACTTCGAGCTTCTTGACCCGCGGCGGCGGCGGTGGCGGCGGCGGTCTCGGGGCGGTGATCTGCATCAACCGCGCGGACACGGACTTGAGTTGGTCCACCTCTTCCTTCGCCTTGTTGAGTTCCCGGAAGATGTAGATGGTGGACACGAGGCACACCACGACGGCGATGGTTGTCAAAATATCACGATCCATTTGAATCATCTTATACCCAAACATGGTGGGTTGTTTTTAAGTCCTTAGGCGATGATGGCGCCTAATTGTGTTTTTTTGTTCTTTTGACAACCCACCCCTTGTTGTCCAAACTGAATCTCCTGGAGGTGGTCGTGTTTGCACTCCCGCTCCGGGGTCTCCGCGGCGGGTTGACCCACGAACTTCTCGATGGTTCTCGACTTCGGGTCGTACGTGAGCACGAAGACGACGGCGATGAGGACGATGACGGTCCAAAACATGTTACTATTCGCGGAGAAATAATTGCTTAGTTGCTGTACAACAAAGCGCCGAGCCCGTTGGAGAAGCGGAGGATGTTGTAGTTCACCGCGTAGACGTCGTCGCTCGAGTTGGCGGTCTCGCTCACGAGGCGCGCGCTGTCGAGACGAGACCAGTTGAGGCTACCGGTGGGTTGGTGTCTGGAGGACTCGAGGCAGAACGGGTACACGAAGAGTTCGTCCTCGTCCGCGGTGTCCATGGACGCGAACGGGAGGTGGTAGTACGCCGGGATGCGGGTGTAGTGCGGGCGCGCGAACTTGAAATCGGTGACGTCGGTGCCGTTGATTTGGAGCTTGAGCTTGTTCGTGGCGCCCAAGATGCTCACCCCGGAGGTGTTCGCGGCGGCGAGAACCTTCACCGGGTGGTTGTAGTTGAGCTCGTGGACCTTCGCCCCGGAGGCGATGCTCTTCTGGACCTGGGTCACGAGCATGTCGATGGGCTTGTTTTGGAGCGCCTGCCTCTCCGCGGTGTCGAGGTAGACGTAGGCGCTGTAGGCTTCCCACTTGGACCCGGCGGCTTGCGCGCCCCAGTTGATGCGCACCTCCACGTCGTGGAAAGACGCGGCGATGAGCGGGATGGCGGTCTGCCAGGACTCGCAGAAGGAGAACCGGAGCGGGTAGAAGGTGGAGACGGTGTTGGCGCCGCCGTACACGTTCGCGGAGTAGGACTTGTTGAACGTGGACGCGAGCACCTTCGGGGCGATGTGCTGGGTGAACTTGCTGTCGATCTCATCGATTTTTTGACCCCCGACGTACAACTCGACGCTGTCGATGACGGTGGACCAGTCCGTGACGGAGACGTTGGCTTGCGGCGTACCGGAACCCACCAACGGAACCAAGAAGGTGTACCCCAAGAGGTCACCCTTTCTCTCGAACCGGATGGTGCTCATGCCATTGTTGGCGACGTTGCCCTGGATGACCTGGCGCTCGACCGTGGTGGCGAACGGGGTGTGTCGCTTGTACGTCGACGAAAAGAAACTGATTTGGGGTTCACCGGTGAGGTGAACGTCTTGAATTCCCTGTGCGATCAACTGCGCGATCCCGCCACTAGACATGGTATTTTATATCATATGTTAAGATTTTGTTTTTAAGCCAGAAGTTGAACCCGGAGGAGCGCGGCGTTGTGCACGAGATTGTGTCTCGTCGTGAGGGTGCCGTCGCCGAGGATGTACCTCGTCTGGTACTCCGGTTCGACCTCGTCCGTGTCCACGTACTGGTACTGCCCGTGCGCGTCGAGCACTGGCACGTCCTCTTCCCGGGTGTGTTCGTGGTAGTTCGGGAGCGCCGCCGGAGACGTCGCGAGGATCCTGTAGTACCTCTCCCGAGAGCGCTCCTCGTACCTGGGCTTCGGCACCGGTGATTCGTCGTAGACGTACCGGAAGTAACCGTAGGCGTACGTGCTCTTCTCCGACGCGCTCAGGTCGTTGTACACCTCCTGGGTCACCGTGATCTCTTGGGTGTACACGTACTGCCCGGTGACGTCGTCGAGTTCGTAGTTCACCCGCTCGTCCTCCGGAAGCGCCGTGTACGTCCCCGCGTCCACGGTGATGGATTGCGTTTTGAACCACTTCGCCAAATCGTGGGGTTGCCCGACGGCGACCTGTTGCTGGGTCGTTCGGAGGTAGTACACCTCGCCCACGGCGAGCCTGTCCTCGGACGCCAAGTTGCTGTACTCCCCAAAGTGCACCTCCGCGAGGGCGTGGTAGGAGGTGACGTTCGCCCTCTCCGTGAGCACCTTTTGCACGTGGACGTTTTCCGGGGTGAAATCGCAAAATTCGAGGACCCTGCCCACGGTGTGCGCGCGGAGGAGGTCGTCATCCTGCACCGCGGCGTATCCGGGAACGTTCGAGGTGACGACGAGGTCGCCGACGCGGATCTCGGAGGCAGCCTCGTCCGTCACCCACACGCGGGTCTCCCCGGTGGTCGTCACCAGGGTCTCCCCGGTCTTCTCTTCGGGCTGGGTCTTCTCCACGACACCTAGGAACCCCCCGTCGCGGGCGACGTTGCTGAGTTCACCGGCGACGGTGACGAGCAACCCGGATTTCTCGTTCACCTCGTCGTACGGGATGGCGAGCCTGTGCCCCTTGGTGCGGACCCTGTTCTCGAGCGTCGCGACCTTCGCCCGCTCGGCGACGAGTTCGGCGTTCAACTCCTGGGTGGACCTCACGAGGTACGGGATCAAGCCGATGTAGTTGAGCCTCGTGGGTTCCCCACCCCACTCGGAGTAGTCCGGGTCGTCTCGGATGTCCTCCGGTTGCACCGGTTTCCTCTCCGGTGGGTTCGCGTCCGCCGAGAGGGTGAGGAGGTGTTTCAACTCCGGAGCGTCGTAGTACACGTCTTGGGCGATGAGACCGGATTCCCGGACCCCACTCTTGTCGTAGATTTGCGGTTTGAGTTTGAGGAGGGTCGTCGTCGCGTCCTCCACGTACGCCTCGTTCTCCTTGAGCCGGTCGTCGCTGTGTTGCACGAGGGCGCCACCGAGGTGGATGTCTCCGCCCCGAAAGAGGAGGGGGGGAACGCCCTCCGTAGTCTCCACACTTGGGGGCGTGGGCCACACCGGAGCTAACGGGTCCTCTGTGTTGGCGGGGAGGTCTCGGAGGGCTTGCCTGTACGCTTCGAGCGCCGCGCGGGAATCACCGGTGAGCGGGTAATCGATGGCGGCGTACTTATCCGTTTCCTGCAACAACTCATCTCTTTCCTCCCGAAGCATTTCTAATGATTCAATTTTCCAGTACTTGTCGTAGACTTCGTCGAATGCTTCCCTCGACGGTTTTGAAAATCCTTGTGGTAATTCGACGGCGTCGTACCCCGGGTCTGGATTAGAAAAAGAAAAGGATTCTATATTCGGTAAGAGTTCTCTAATCGCCTTGTTCACGACCTCAAACTTTCTTAAATCCACTGGCTTTTTCCGGTTAAGCATTATATAGTAAACGTGGTTTTTTTTAAGCGTCTGCAACCCACTGTATGCTTATACTTCCGTGATAGTCACCCGCTGCCCAGACTCCATTACCACTAGCAACGTAAGAGTAAACCTCTATAGCCTGGCTATCTTTATTCGTGACGGTTATTAAAGCCGTACCGCCAAAGGATTCCCATGAACTACCATAATTATAGTGGATTTGATCGGCATTATTCATGGTGACGAGTGTTTTCCAATCCCGTAGATGAAAATATATACTTCCTGAACCAATTGCAATGTGTTGGACTGTGCATCGATAGACGCCGTTTTTAGGTACGACTATACCCCGCTTTTCTGGAAAACACTTAAAATCATCCGGGTAATTTGTTCGAACGGCGGTGTTGTATCTTATGTAATTATTGGTCCAATAACCACTAATGTTCTCCTGACGTGCCCAATAGTATGGCACTCTATTCAACACCACGTCGCAATCCCCTGCTCTGATGTTGCCGAGAACGTGTAACGTATCCATCGGTTCGTGCGTGCCTATGCCTAGTCGCCCCCCTGTAAAGTGCAAATTAGTCGATTTTTTTTGGAAAAATTCTTTTTGGTAATCGTACAACTGCATGACTTCGTGGGCCGCTAAAACTCTATCATATATTCTAAAGTTTGCGATGGAGCATTTCGAGGTGTTGATAGTGTTCCAAGTGGCTCGTCCTAAATAGAGTGTTCCGGATGTGGGTAAGTTTAACACGGCGCCACCGAGCGGTGTATTCACCTCAACTAAGTTTCCATCGATGAATATTTTTCTAGTATTGTGTTGAGAGAACTTCCCGGAATATGTGTAACAGACGTGGTACCACCTGTGTGCTTGTAAGTTACGATGGGCGGTTACATCGTTATTATAAAATATTGATTCAATAGCATACGTACCTGAAGATGAGTTGTAAGACGTGTAGCCCGCGAGTTGCTGACTGCTTGCAGCGTTACCGTAGCTAAACAACATGTTTAATTGCCCCAAGTCGTTGACCCTCAACCAAAAAGCTACCGTGTGTACGAAATCGGAAGTCGGTACGGTAAAAGATGTCGAGACGTTCGTTGTGCTCGCCCCTGCGAAAGTGATCGCTTTGTACTCGTTATCGAATGTGCACGACCCATTGACTGTACCAGTGAAACCGTTGCCAGACTTATCCGTGACCGTCGAAGGTAAGGATGTGTAATCTGAAAAGTCCCAATAAAGTCGGAGATTCTCATCGACCGGCACCTTGGGATCGGAGCGCATGATGAGGTCAGTTCCATTTACGTCGGAACCGTCTTCGGGATAACCGAACAATTGCCAATCACCGATTGAAAAGTAATTTGCAGATGAGGTAACATTTTTAGTACCACCGGATGTTTTCTCGCAGATGAGTCGGTAGTATTGGTAAAACCCAGCGTTCGGTTTGACGTCACTTCCTATCTGCACGTAATCCCCAGACTGTCTCGTTCCGGACTGTTCGAATCTGTGTACCAACGTCCACGACGAGCCATCGTTCGAACCAGCGATTGTTCCCAATTGTGGAGCTCTTTCATAACCGGATGCTCCATTGTACGCTTCGGATACGTAAAAGCTTCGCACTAACTCCATTTTTTCCGCGAGTTTGATTTGTAGCCACTCACCGCTTATCGAAGTTCCACTTACGGTCGTCGACGTACTACCCGTATACAGCCCAGATGCATAATTGTACTGAGCACTCGTTAAAAATTGGATATCTCTATTATTGGCAAATGCTCTCCACGCGACAGTGTCCGAGTTGTAGTTTGAACTCGAACTCGCCACGTACGGCGATGGCGCGGAAGGTCCCGTCATCGCCACCCGGGGAAATTTCTCGACTCGCTTCGACCGGTTAAACTCCGTGACGACGTTACTTGACGAAGTAATTTGCGCCACGTTGCTCACTTGGGTCAGCTCGAGTCCACCGCCGGAGATGGCGACGTTGGAGGACACGGTGAGGTCATCCTGCACCACGCTGACGTCCGCGACGCTGCTCAAAGCGTCTTGCACCCGGACGGTCCCGGTGACCACCAGTTCCTTCTCCGGGACGGTGCTCCCCACGCCGACTTTTCCGGTGAGGGTGTCGACGAAGAGATTGGCGGTCCCCACCTCGAGGTTGGATGTCACGGAGGTCACGCTGAGGGCGCCGACGTTGGCGCTCCCGTGCACGTCGAGGTCGTACTCCGGTTCGGTCGTGCCCACGCCGACCCTCCCGGTGAGGGTGTCGACGAAGAGGTTCGCCGTGCCCACCTGCACGTTTCCGGTGACGTCCAGGGCGTGCGCCGGGAGGTCGGTGCCGACCCCTACCCTTCCGGTGAGGGTGTCGACGAAGAGGTTCGCCGTCCCCACCTCGAGGTTGGACTGCACGTCGAGGGCGCCCACGTTGGCGGTTCCGGCGACGGAGAGCTTGTACGTCGTGGAGTGCTGCCCGATGGCGACGTTTCCGGAGACGTACGAGATGTCGTTGGTGTTCGACTGGAGGAAGGGACCGTTGTTGGTGATCTTGAAGTACCGGATCTTCCTCGCCGTGGACGCGTCGGTCTCCACCCGGAAGTACTGTCCCGTCACCGGGTTGTCGTAGACGTCCGCCCTCTCGCTGTCGTCGAGGTTGAGGACGACGTCGTCGCCGTAGGTCACGGTCCACGCGCCCCGGTTGAAGGCGACGACCACGGTCTCCCAGTCCCCGGTGGTGAGGGTGACGCTCTCTTGGAGCACCTCCGCGCCGTCGTACTCGAGGGTGACGGTGTTGTTGGCGCCGTCGAAGATGAGTTGGTACCCGTCGTCCCCGTACGAGGTCGTGGACTCGGTGTACATCTGCACGTGCACGTTGCCGGTGCTCGTGTCCGCGATGTGCAGGTCGAACTTGCACAACCACGCGTTCGGGAGCTTGAGCCCGGCGTACATGAAATTGCTTCCGGAGGCGTTCCTGAGGTCGATCTCCGGTGGGGACGTCGAGCGCGCGACGCCGGCGCCGAGCTGAAACGGGGGCGACGCCATGTCCGACCCCTGATCATCCCACAACAAGACGCTGTTGCCCTTCAAGACGTTGGTGACCGCGTCGACTCCCTGGATCCCGGCGACGTCGAGGGTACCCACCCGGAGGATTGCGTTGGTGATGTCTAAATAACCCACCGCCTGCGTGCTCAGAGACATTTAATATAGCGAGAGAATTTTTCCCGTGTTATTAAATGCGAAGGAACGTAGTTCCTTGGACTAGGACTTCCTTGGACTAGGACGGGACCGCTGGCCACACCGGTGCGGTCGGGTCCTCGACGGTCGCCGGGAGGTCCCGGAGGGCTTGGCGGTAGTCCAGCCACGCCTGTCTCACCTCCTCGGAGGGGTGGGGGAAATCCGGAAGGCTTTTGATGTCGCTCTTCGCGAGGAGGAAGTCGCGCTTCTTTTTGAGCGCCTCCATCGCGAGCTCCGTCTTCAATTGGGTGTCCCAGTACTCCTGGCACTCCTCTTGGGTCGGAATCGTGAACGGGCTCACGGTGTACACCTTGACGTGTGGGTTGAACACGAGGGTGGACTTGACGGAGTCCTCGAGCTTGGCGTACTGTTCCTCCGTGTACGTCTTCTCATCGAGCCACTGGACGTTTTGGACAGTTTGCGATCCGGGTTCGAGTCCGACAGACTTCCCCGGTCTGAGTTTTATGAGGGTGGTCAAGAGGTCCATTTTATACTACTTTAAGCGCCATAAAAAAACTGGTCGTTCCAGTCTCATAATCAGCGCTAGTAGTTCTTACGGTTCGATTCGTATAAACAGTACTGGTTGTGTGCGCTGAACCAATTATGGCTAACCGCAATATGTTCCCTTTACTGAGTGGGCAGTTCGGTATGTAGAACCTCGTACTAATGGTTGCGCTTTCGAGAGTAGAATCAAAGTTGTTGTGATAACTTACGACAGGAATACCGATACCGTTATGCCTTGCTGACGATCCATCGTACGTATTCCCTTTCGATTCTACATAGGAAGTACTGGTTTCTTCCGTGCCGTAGTAGATGCGGAGATTAAACATATAATTCCAAGGATCTTCTATTTCACCCATCCATCTTGCTTGTGCATAAATTTCCAGGTTTGCCATTCCGAGGTCGTGGTACTCTTCGGGTACCGGGAATGTGTATGATATGAGGGGATATCTTATGTAGCTCGTTGAATGCGAAACAATCGTCACAGACGTGTTATCACCCGTCAAAAACGTCGTGAGACCTCCGTAATATCGGGGCGCACTGAGCGCGGTCTCTTTCGCGAGTTTCAAGTCCGTGTGATCATTTGGTAAATCGTAAAAGTAAGCTTTTCCGACTTGTTCGCTCGTAATGGCGTCGTTCGCTTGATAAGCACCGACGACGAAACTTCGTCCGTCTCCGGACAGACTTGCGTCTATCCCAAAACTCATTTGATAGACTTGCTCGACGGGTGGAAAAAACCGCGCCGTCTCAGTGGCGTCCACCCACTGATCCCCTTTTTGGAAAATCATGACGGAACCGACGTTCGTGTGTTCCAACGAAAAATTACGCGTCTCGTCCTGGTACGCACTCGCGGCGATCGTGTTTCCATCGCTGCTTATCGACACGGCGTAGCCCAACTGTTCCTCTGTGTTCACCGTACTCGAACACGTGAGTCTCGCGGTGGGCGTGCTCGTGGTTGACCACCCGGTCGAGGGCTTCACGTACACGTTCACACACCCTTGGTAAGTGTTATATTCGTGGTCACCGACGACCGCCACGCTCCCGTCGTACGATAGGGCTGTCGCGTACCCAGCGATGACGGATGACGGTGATGTCAATCTCGCATCTTCCGTCGCGTCGGTCCACCCACCACTCGGTTTTACGAAAACATACGCTGTATCCACACCGCGCGCACCAGCCAATATAGTGTTACCATCTCCAGAAATCGACGTTTTGAATCCAAATTGGTTTCCAGTGGAACCGCTGTATGCTGTGAGTTTTGCATTCTGCTGGGTCGAATCAGCCCACCCACCGGACGGTTTGACGTAAACATACACTCTACCTACGATTGAGGTACCTGCCGCGCCTGCAAGGATGGTGTTACCGTCGTTGGAGATGCCCACGTTGATGCCGAACTCGTGATTCGCCGCCGCGTCACTCGCGCGAAGTTTTGCCGTTTGAGTGCTCGTGTCTCCCCAACCTGCCGGCGGTCGTACGTACACGTACGCACATCCTGATGCCGATCCGTTGTCATCGTTCCCGTATGCGCCGACGACGATGACACTCCCGTCTCCACTCACGGCGCAAAAACGACCGAAAAAGTCATTTACTGCCCGATCGTTCGGAAGCAGTCTCGCGACTTTGCTCCACGAACCGGTGCGGTCCTTACGACTTCTCTCGAATACATACACAGCGCCCCTGTCGTCGTCGTGACCTGACGCGGCTATCACCGCCGTGTTCCCATCCTTCGACATTTTCACGTCTAAGCCAAAAAAATCAGTGGCTCCGTCATCACTTTCCGCCGATACCTGCTGCACGATCGGTTCGCTGTATTTCCAAGAAGATACGACGCGCTGGACGCTCATGTCGACGACGTTGCTCTGTCCATCGGTTAACCGAAGTCCACCGGAGACGGCGAGCTTTTTCACGTCGTCGTACTTGAACACGTACGCCGCACCGGCACCCGTACCGCGCTCACTGTCGAACCACGCCCCAATAACCGCGTGTGTGCCGTCCGGAGACACACAGACGGCACTTCCGAAATATTCGCCGTCGTCACTCCTTAGCGTTGAATCGCGTGGGTAGAACGCTTGGGTCTCTTCCCACGTCGTTCCGGTTCTCTGGAACGCGTACGCGGTGCCGTCGTTGAGACCGGACCTCTCCGCCGTCGCGATGATGCGCGACCCATCGCTCGAGATGGACAGCGTGTGTTTATCTGCGAAACGCGCGTCTCGTTTGATGCTTTGAGCCGCATCGGACGGAACCAACTTTTGTTGTTTTGTCCATGAGGTGCCCCCGTTCGTCGTGACGTACACGTACATGGACCCGTAGCCGAAATCCTCACCGTTGTCACCGTCGTATCGAGCGCCTATGGCGATGTACGTGCCGTCGGACGACACGGTGACGCCTGAACCGAAGTCCGCCCCGACCGCGCTCGCCCCTGCGCTCGTTCCGGTTATCTGTTGTTGTTGGGTCCACGTGGAACCACCGTCGGACGTGACGAACACGTACACCGAACCGGACCCATTGTCCAACGCACCCACGACGGCGGTCGTGCCGTCAGACGAGATCGCGACGTCGTAACCAAAGTTATCGCCGTCTGCGCCATCCGATGCCGTGAGCACCGCGTCCTCCGTCGCGTCTGTCCACGCGCTTCCGGATGGTTTGAGGTACACGTAGGCGGATTCCGCTCCGTGGGCGCTGACGAGAGCAATCGAACCGTCACCGGAGATGGAGACTCTGTATCCCATGTAATCGCTCGCCGCGTACGATGAGGCCGTCAGTTTCGCTTGTTGCGACCACGTGGATCCGGACCTGGAGAAAATGTAGGCGGACCCGCCGTTGCTCGCGTTCGTCTGCTCGTCCGCGTACGCCCCGACGAGGACGTGCGTTCCATCACTGGACATCGCGACCGCGTAGCCGAAGTAATCGTTGACATCCCCGTCGCTCGCCTTGAGCGCATCCTGTAAAACCCAACTGGTTCCGCTCTTCACGTACACGTACGCGATGCCGGCGTTTGTGGTGACGTCGTCGTTACCGTACGCACCCACGACTAAATACGTGCCGTCTTCGGACATCGACACGTCCCGACCGAAATAGGTCGAAGCTCCGGGGTTGGGTCCTATAAGTTTCTGCGTTTCGTTCCACAACCCGGTGGAACTCACGACGTTCATGTCGACCGCGTTGCTCAACCCGTCGCTGAGGCGGAGCGTTCCGGCGACCTCCAATTCCTTCCCCGGCGCGGTCGTGCCCACCCCGACGTTCCCGGTGCTCCCGTCGATGGTCATGTGCACGGTGTCCCCGCCCATGGAGGCGAACTGAAAGTCGCCCTTGCTGTCGTTCTGTGAAGTCGATGCCTGACTGGAAGGAGATCGTTCCGCTGTTCGCCGTGATCCTGAGCGCCGACTCCGTGACGGCGGAGACCTCGTCCTGGACTCTGAGTCTCCGGCGCATCCGCCTTGATGTGGAGCTCCGACGTCTGAGAGTGGGTGCCGATGCCCAACTTATCGTTGGCGACGACCTCGTCCGCCCTCGCGGAGGCGTCCACAAATCTCAAAGGTCTGTAGGAAGACATTTAATATACCGGGAGGAATTTTTCTAGCAAACCGGGGCACGGTTTGGAAGAAAACATAGGAGCTTTTATTGAGGGGCGAGGGGCCAAACGGGGTTTTCCGGATCCGTCGTGTTGGCTGGGAGGTCCCGAAGGGCTTGGCGGTAGTCCAGCCACGCCTGCTTGACCTCCTCGGTGGCGTGGGGGTAATCGATGGTGGCGAGGTAATCCGTTTGGGCGATGCGTTTGTTGCGCTCGGTGCGGAGTTCCTTCCACTTTTTTTCGACCGTTAGTTGTTCGCACCTGATCGTGAGCTCTTCAAGGGTAGGTTTCGGAGTCTCATCGAGCCATTCTAATGTATCGTAATCGAAATTTTGCAATCTCCATGCACATTTCGGATACAGATCTTTCAGTGCGTCTACGATCGTCATTATTGATATATACCTAGAAAACTTATTGAGCAATTTCCGTGATTATCACGTAACACATACCCTTTTCATCTACGATGTCGTATGCCCGGTTCAAGCGTATTGTGAGATTACCACTACCATTGGGGCGGTAAAAGATTTTATACTCAACTGTCGACTCACCATTCAAGATGTGGTGCACTACAAAATTTGAACTGTTTGGTGTTGAAGCTCTATCTACATCGTAAGCCACCGGTATCACACCTTCTTTGTCTCCATAAGTCCGACCCTGCCCTGTTGGTATATCATTATTATTGGCTCGTATGTATATCACTGCATTAAAGTCAGCTTCATAACTCAAGTACACCTGCACGAGTACCAATGAATCACTAAACTTTGGCTTGAAGGACGTTCTGAGAGCGGCCATTTCTACTTCCGTGCCATTACCTGTATAAGCGTATTGTCCGACAACTGGATTCGTTACGACTTGAACGACACTTCCATGTGCACGCAGTGTTCCTCTCACATCCAAAACCGCCCTCGGCTCTGAGGTCCCGATACCGAGACGCCCGGACTTGAGGGTCATGTCCAAGTTGCCATGCCCGAAATACTCCTTCTGGTACGCGTACAATTGCCAGATTTCGTCAGCACTGAGGGCTCGGTTGAAGAGGCGGAAGTTCGCGATGGAACCGTCACCCATGCCATAGGAGGCATGCAAATAATCACCAATCGTTATTGTTCCGGTTGCTGGCAAATCTAATACGGTGTTAGTCCCAGACACAACACCACCTACATCAATCCCATTTATATATATTGTAGAACCACTGAAACCACCCCCACCTGCATATGTCCCAATCAGATGATACCACGTATGTTGAATAAAATCGAAGTCTACCTGCTTGTCTGTACCTTGATGAAAAAACTGCAAACCTGTATTATAACTTGTAACATATAAACCTGTAGCAGTTCCAGTTGTAGTACTTCCTCCGGCATCCCTGTAATCAAATAACAAGTTATGCTGGTTCTTATTTTTTAATCGAAACCATAAAGCTATGGAATGTTGTTGATCACCACTTACAAAGGATACATTATCTGCGATTATGTTACTCTTTGGACTTTGAGTAAACTCAAACGATTGATACGTTGTATCTATGGTTATATTATTTGCAGTTGCGGTAATATTATTACCTGATTTGTCCGTAATAGACGTTGGTGTACCAGAAAAGTCCCGTCCATCGTAGTACACCTCCAACCAATCCGTGTTAGGCACGTTCGGCACGGACCTCACGATGACGTCCGTCCCGTCGGCTTCCGGGTCGTATTCGGGGACGCCAAAGAGTTCCCAGTCGCTTATAGAAACAGCGGGACTACCACCTGAAGTATATGCAATCATTTCCGTAATTTGTAAACGATATTCGTTATATACAGTTTCTTGGTGTACTTGTATTGTATTTATTGCAAAAGGCGCAGTATTCAAATCAGAAAAGTCTCTTATTCTGACCCAGTTAGTACCATCATTTGTTGCCCAGATGATACCTTTTTCTGCATTACGATTCGTAGTCGAGCCTCTATTTTTTATAATTATGGATTCTAATTTAATTTTACTCGGAAGTTTAATACCTAACCATGAACCGGCGATGCCTTGAAAAGTATCGACCGCACTGGCACCGGAAGCAGTTCCGTCAGAATTGTACGAGTTTTCCCCAGATATCCATTCATTTTCTTTGCCATCAAAAGCTTCCCATGCATAAAAGCTTGAGCTGTAAGTACTACTCGCACTCGCCGTGTACCCAGCCGTGGTCGCCGCGGTCATCGCCACCCGGGGATACTTGATCAACTTCTTCGACCGGACGAACTCCGTGACGACGTTGGAGTTCAATTTGATCGAGGCGGTGTTGGACACCTTCTGGAGATTGAGGTTCCCCACGATATCGAGGGACTCTGTGGGTTCGGTGGTCCCAAGCCGACCCTCCCGGTGAGGGAATCCACGAAGAGGTTCGCGGTCCCGAACTCGACGTTCCCGGTGACGTTCCCGGCGACGAACAGATTGCTCCCCTACGTGGACGTTTCCCTCGACCCCGACGCCACCGGCGACTTGAATCGCCCCGGTGAGTTTCGAGGTCGACGCCTCCGTGCTCGTGATTTGAAGAGATTGCGTCGTCGTGTTACCGGACGTCGTCACGGACTGCAGGTCCGGAGACGCGTCCACGACCACGTTCGATAGGTACGTATTTCCGGTGATGGTCAGGTCCTTCACCTTCAAGTTGGCGTTTCCCTCGAATTCGACGGTGTATGTCATCCTGTAGTAGGCAGAGAAAAATTACCCACAATGATACGTGCATCCTACGAACGCCGCCCGGTAGACACAGTTCGCCTCGTCCGTCTGCTGACCGGTGGCGTCCAGGTATCTCACCGAATACCCGGGTTCCGTCGCGCCCGTGTCTTCCCATTGGATCATCCCGTGTTCGTCGAGGACGTTCTCGCCTCTCTGCACGCGGTAATACGTGAAAACCTCAGCCTCCGAGTACGTGTTTTGCACGTTCGCCTCGAGGTTGGACCACTCGCCCACGTCGATGAACTTGGTGTAATCCACGATTTCCGTGTGGGTGTTGCTCGCGTACGTCTCTTGGACGTTGGACTCCAGGTTCGACCACGCCGCGACGCTGATGACGTTGGACCCATCCGTGTAATCCACGACGGTCGTGGACGTGCGCGCCACGTACCCGGTGGCGTCCTCTACGGACAAATTGCTCCACGCCTCCACGGTGAGCGTGTTACTGTACTGGGTCTCCGAGGTCTCGTCTCGGTCGTAATCACCGAGCCCTTCCCATGCGTCTTGCGTGACCGTCTGGAGGGTCTCCGCTTTCTTGATGGCTTGGACCGCGACGTTGGAACCGGTGAAATCGCAGTCCATCGTGATTTTGGCGACCGTGTAGTTGTGTAAGAGGTCGTCACTCTGCGCCATGCCGTACCCGGCGACGTTGGACGTCGTGATGTAATCCCCGCTCTCGAGGGGTCCGTTCGCATCGCACACCCAGATCGCACCTTCACCGACCGAGTTCACGACGACGCGGTTGTCGCCGAGAACCTTGGGAGCCTCGGAAATGAGACCGCCCACGGTTTCCGAACGCGTGAGCGTGTTCGCCTCCTCCGTTCGGGACACCACACCGAAACACGCCTTGTCCTGAGCCACGTTGGAGAGGGACACCACCGGGAGGGATTCATCGATGGTGATGGCTCTCGCACCCGTGGAGAGACCACCCGTGATGTTCCGGTACGCACTCTTGGACGCTGAGACCACGAGCCCTTTTTCGAGGGGTCCATCAGCGGACGAACACCTGTGCTGCCCGGTAAAGTTCGTGTTCGACCCCTGCGCCCGGATTTTACCGGAGACGTCCAACTGCGCCTGCGGGGGGTGTCGACCGATCGCGACCGCCGTGTCCACGATGTGCACGTAGTTACCGGGACCGTTGCGTCCCATCTCGTAGAGTTGACGGACTTCACCCGGTCCGATGGCGACGTTGTAGAGTTTGAAGTTGGAGATGTAACCATCCCAAGTGTAAGAAGTATTAACTGTAGCGTTATTTATCCACGTCCCCAATATCAGATACTCACCTGTCCGAAATGAATACCTAGATGTACTCGTCGTGGAATTTTGTGCGAGTTCAGCACCATTTAACCAAAGCCTCGAATTTACAGAACCTCCACTGGAATATGTCATGCACAAATGATTCCACTGGTTTGCATTAAAAGTCATAGGGTACCCCGTAGCCCCAGAAGCTCTCCATACCAGTGCATATGTATCAAATAATGATACACCTGATTCTACTGAATTTGATATACCGCCAGTACCATACAAAGCGTGCTCATTACTACCAAATGTACTCTGTGCAACATCGGACCAGAACCAAAGAGATACTGAGTGTATCTGATCTCCAGAAAATCCTATTGGTTGACTTTGTATATAATCATTCGTCCCATCAAACGTGAACGCCCGTTTACTTCGGGAGTAGCTAGCCCCACTGAAGGTTCCGTGTATTTCATTCCCACTCGAATCCATCGCCTTAGAGTTGTGAAGATCCGTAGACGTATCGTACTCGACGACCAAGTGGTCCCGTCTCGGCGTCTGCGAAGCCCACCCATCGAACGCCGGTCCGATGCGGGGCACGGTGAGGTTCTTCGTGAGGGTCAACGACCCATCGTGGAGGGTCGATTGACCGCGCTCGCGGGTGCCGAAGTAGCGGTGCGTCGCATACTGCCAAGTGGAATCACCTTGCACTTTGGTCACAATCATCGCCAATTGACTAAAATATTCTGTACTGTTCAATGAAAATTGAGTTTCGCTACTGATAGTTTCACCGGTAAAAGATTTGATTATCGTCCAAGATGCACCATCGTTGCTTCCAAGTATCGTGAAATCTTCCGGTGAACGAGTACCGCCGTTTCCAAGTGAAAGTGCATCAACCTTAATTTTGTAGGGCATCTCAAGAACTATGTACGCACCGAGAATACCCGACCCAGTTAATTGTGTCGTTCCATTGTAGGCATAATCTGTACCACCGTACGTAGCATTGTTCGCGTGATATGTATCGGTTGAATCATTAAAGGCTTCCCATGCATGTAAATAATGAGGAGACGATGCATAATAGGTTTCACCCGCATACACCCTAAAAACCCCGTGCCCCTCCATGTAGGTCTCATAGTCGGTCATCGCCCTCGGTGGAAACTCCTCTGATTCGTGCGCCTCGTCCATGATCGTCAAAGCCGCCGACGGTGTGGTCGTCCCGATGCCTACGTGTCCTTTGTAGAAGGTCACCGACGACTCCGCCCTCCCGAACTGATCCTTTTGGGCATCCCATAGTTCGAGGGCATGTTCCTCTCGGAGATACTTGTCGTACACACGGAAATTCGCGACCTTGCCGTCCAAACCCTCGCCGACCCGGGCGACCACGTCGAGGTCTTCTTCGGTGCCGTAGTATTCCATCTGACCTATTCCAGCATATCCATAGGCATGTGTCAAGGATGTTGGTTGAACAATGAAATACTTATAGTAGTTTGTTGTGTCTGTACTCGTAATCACCAAAGGGTCATTCTCGTCATACGTAGAAAGATTCCCACTGGATATACCACTACTAGAAATTTCACCTACTTGTACCCAATCTGACTCATTATTACTTCCGTATATGTAGCCAGCATCTATTCTTTCTGTGTTCGCGCCATATCTTCCATACAATCTCGCCTCGGTCAACTTTATTTTTCTTGGGAGTTCGATTTTTAGCCAGGAACCGTTCCTAGAACCAACACCCGATATCCCTGATAATGAATCTTCACTCGTCGCGTCACGTGGACTAGTCGTGGAATACGTAGACGGTGAATTATCTGAAATCCAGGCACCTCCATTGTCATTAGTACCACGAAAAGCTTTCCATCCCTGATAATTACTAATAGTTCCATCACTATATAAGCTACTCGCACTCACCACATACCCTCTTTGAGCGTACCCGGTCATCGCAATGTGCGGATATTTCAGCACGGTCGACGACACGGGGAACCGGGTCGTGTCGTTCTCTTTGTGGCCGTAGAACGAAAGATTTGATAACATCGCAACGGTATCGTTAGATGTTTGAAGTTTACTCACAATGACTCGTACATACTTAAATGATTTTGTACTATCCAATATGAAATGTTTTATGTCAGATTCTGCTCTATTTACTTCACCTGTCCATGAACCGATTGACGTCCATATAATACCATCAATACTGGCACATACGATTGCATCCCTTGGATAACGATTTCCATCACTACTTCTAATTCCGTTTATTCCAAGTGACGATAAATGCATATTATGAGGTAATTCCAATTGTAAATATTCACCTGGTTCATCAATTCCATCCACTATGGTTATAAAACTACTTGCTTTTGGGGTACCGTCAGAGTTATATCTACCTAAACTAATCCAACTTTGTGACAGCCCTGTTGAAACATCAAATGCTTTCCACGCCACGTAAGTCGTATTTAACTCACTACTCGCACTCACCGTGTACCCACCCTGCGAATACGTGGTCATCGCGAACGGCGGGTACTCCCCGAACGTGTCTTGCACAGAGACGTCCCCCAGTTTTCGACCGTCGAGGTAACACGTCCGGACGCCACCACCCCCTTGCGTGGCGTACACGAGATTGTGCCACGTGTTCGCCGAGAGGAACTGGTTATCACCACCGTCGATCCAACCCAAGTGTCCCGTTTCGGTGAGTGAGATGGCGGTCTTGGCGTCGCCCTCACCCGCGGCGGTCCCGACGTGGAACAGTGTCGCCTTTGAGGTCACGTTGGCACAGTTAAACCACAGGGACACGGAGTGTGGGTGCGTCCCCTCCATCGCAAAGTCCCCGGTAGACATCGTGACGTTCGAGGTCGCCGAGGGACGAGAACGACCAGGCGTTCCCGGAGAAACTCTCGCTGTTATCGGTGAGTGTGTGTCCCTCCCCGGAGTAGTCCGTCGGGGTCGACCCCTTATCGCCATCGATGTACAACTTCACACCCGTCGTATCCGGAAGGTTGAACTGGGACGTGATGGTGGTGTCCACGGAGGTGTCGGGGTCCGAGGTTTCTTCGTAGCCGTAGTATTCGAGTTCGTTAATTTGCACAACTCCATATTGATTTGTCGTCGCAATTTTTGTCATCACGATCATGAGGTATTTGTAGTACGATGTATTGGTGATACCATCAACGGTTGCCCGTGAATCTGCTTCGGATGCAAATTCCACGTAGCCGAGACTGTTTAAGTCGAACGCTTTGATCAACTCCCAGTTTGTATCGTCGTTACTTCCCAAAAACACGCCTTCATGAGGTCTTCGATCGTCTGTACCACTGCCGAGATGTGAAGCAATCACGATAGATTCAACTCGATTTTTTTGGGGCAATTCCAACTTTACCCACTGTCCGGTGTAGTCGACACCCGCAACTGTGAACGTCGCGTTATCGGCACTGGAGTCGGGCAAACCCGTGGTCGTTGAGTACCGCGTTCCTGACTGCCAGCCCTCTCCCGCGGCGTTATCAAAAATCCCATCGAATGCACCGTGTAAAGTTCGAGAACTACTCGTGTCTGCGGAAGACACGCTGACGACATACCCTCCCTGCACATTACTCGTCAGCGCCACCTCCGGATACTTGCGCAAAGGCACTGTGCCCCGTCCGTGCGGACCCGTTTGGTCCACGACCGTGTTCCCACCGGTGATGGTCGACGACGCCAACTTCACCTTCCCCCCATCCACGGTGAAGGACTCGCAAAACAGTTTCCACTCCGCGAGGGAGGCGGTGATGGAGTCTCCCGCCACTTTGGTGGTGACGATGGCGTATTTCCGGTAGGCGTCGGAAGCGTTCACGATGACGGTCTGCTCCTCGGTGTCCGACCCCGGTGTGACCCCTGTCCACGACTTGAGGAGGTCCCATGTCAGACTGTCGTTCGTGGCGTAAATGTTGGCGTCCGTTGGGTAGGAGGCGACGGAGGACGGGGTCAACTTCACGTGCCGGAGGGTCGCCTTGTAAGGGAATTCCACGGCGAGCCACTCCCCGGTACCCGTGGTGGACGCCAACTGCACGCTTCCGGCGTACGCGTTCGACGCGCCGCTGTACCCGTCGACGGAGGTCCACGCGACGGACGTGTCGTCGTCGAAGGCGTTCCACGTGTTCGAATTCGTCGCCAACCCGGAGGTGGTGAGGACGTACGAGCCGTGATTCGTCACGGTCGTGGTGTTCGCCGTCAGAGCCGACGGCGGTTGTTCGCTCACGATTGAGAGTTTGTTCGAGATGAGCCCACCGGAGTCCTCGAACTCTTGGGTGGTGGCGTTCCATGTCACGAGGTTGGACGCCGTGGTCGCCACCGTGGGGTCGGACACGGACACCTTCCCGAACGTGGCGACGTTGGTGGTGACGTTTCCGTTTTCGAGAATGTCATCGAGTTGATAGATTATGGAGAGTGGGATGGTGTTGATTTCGAGGCTCGTCGTCGTGAGTTTGACGACGTTCGCTTCCCCGCCGACGTTCAGTTTGTAGTTACCGGGTTCGACGTTGATCCCCACGTTCCCGTACTCGTCGATGCGCATCCTCTCCGTGTTTTTCGTGGCGAAGGTGATGTGTTGCTTGGTCGCGTCCGAGAGCGCGCCCTCGATGGTGATGTTGGACTCGTTCGAGTTCCCGGCTCGGAGCACCAATCCGGTGTACTGGTTGTCGGTGTCCGTGTCGTTCGCGTTGAGATTTAACTGTCCCGCCGACCGGAGGTAGACGTCGGAGTTTTCGTCCGTGTTGGCGGGACCCCCGAGGCGAAGGTGCCCGTCGACGTGCAGACCGGCGACCCCGACGTCCGCGCTGCTCGGTTCGATGCCGATGCCCGCCATCTTTTGGGTCACGAACGCGGTCGTGGCGTTGTTAAACTCCAGGGTGTTCGTGGTGGTGTTCCCCAAGTTGGACGTCTGTTGGAGGTCGTACCCCGGTAAAATTTCGATGGACCCCAGCGTGAGTTTGTGTGAGATGTACGCGTTTCCTTGCACGCTCAGGGTGTTCCCGTCGGTCCTCGCGTCGTCGACCCAGAGGTTGGACCCGACGGAGAGGGTGTGTTCCGGGTTCAGGTTCCCCACGCCCACCATCCCGGTGGTCACCAGGGAGGTGGCGTTTCGGAACTCGACGATGTTGGACGTCACGTTCCCGTTGAGGATGATCTCCTCCAGGGTGGACGCGATGTTGTCCAACTGCGAACCGTCCCCGATGAAGGTCGTCGCGGTCACGTTCCCGGCGACGACGACGTTCCCCACGGACACGTTCAGACCGGTGACGAGATTGGAGAGGGTCACCTGTTGATCGGTGATGGCACCGAACTCTGAGACGGATTGGAAATCCGTGACGAGGTTCGAGAGGAGCCCACCGTCGCCCTTGAAGAAGGACGCCTCGACGTCGCCGAAGACGTTTATCGTGAAATTGTTGGCTTCGTCCATCACGATGGTTTCGTCCGACGCGGCGTTGAGGGTGTGCCCAAACCTGAGCGCGGGTTGGTCCTCATCGAAGTACACGATCACGTTACTGTCCGAGGACGCCCCAAGATTTCTTGAGATCAAGATGCCCGTGTTACTCGAGCTCGATGTGTTTGCCGAGAGCTCCAGAATCCGCTTCAGTTGAAGGTTCCCCTCTGGAATCTCAACCTCGCCGGCGAATGTCTGGAGATTTGTAGCCATCTATACTTAAACTACAGAAAAGTTCTGTGTGAGAAAATGATGCATACATTTTTGTCGGCACGAAGTAGAAGAGAACAATGTACTTTAAGATCGAGAAGCGCATCGAGACGCCCGGAGACCGGGCGGTGTATTGGGCTGGTGATAAGTACATCACGTACACCTCCGTGGACGCGGACGGGAAGAAGTGTCTCGTGTACGAGAGTTTCACCGGGGACTGGGAACCCACCGGAGAGGAGCGACGGGTTTTCGGGGAGAACTTGGAGGCGAGGGACCCCGTGATATGTCGGGTGGGTGAAAAAATATTCGTCGTCTTCAACGGTCTGTCCCCGTTTCAAAACCAAGAGCGGTGCATGTGGATGCACACCCACGGAACGCAGACGGTGAAACCGGTCTTTTTCATGTCCGGGATGCACGACTTGGAGCAGAACTGGTCGCCGTTCGAGTACCGGGGTCGTCTCGCGTTCGTGTACTGCTTCGATCCCGTCGTCATCCTCATATGCGATTCGGACACCGGTAAGTGTTCGGTGATCAAGGGGACGACGCCCTGTGTGACGAAAGGGTTAGTCCTGAGGGGTCGGTGCAACCTGCACGACCGCGGTGAATTTTACGAAGGCTTCGCGCGCTCTAAACACAACGGAAAAGAGTTTGCGCACCTCGTAAAATTCACGAAAAAACTAGAATTGTGGAACGTGTCCGAACCGGTGATGCACGAGCACGCCGAGAGCGACGACGTGCAGGTTCCCCTGGCGTCCTGGGTGGAGAGGGACACCGTGTACGTCACCGCGCGCATCGGAGACGCTCCGGGGTGCGTCATCTCCAAGTACTGCGAGAAATCGTGGTCCCAAAAAGTCAGGGACATGCTCAGTAAGTGAACGTGGCGACGGCGCTGCCACCCTCGTCGACGGATTCCACCTGTCCCCCCGCCGTGGACGTCATGTACTCGATGGAGAGGGAGTAACTGTAATCCGTGGTCCCAGCCTGTGTGGGCTCCATCACAACCTTCGTGGGCGTGGTCGTCACCGTGGACGACCACGCGTACGGATTCGTCTCGAACCCGAACTTGTTCAGCGTGCCGATCTGAATGTCCTGCGCGGTGCCTCCACCGGATTTCTTCCCCCCCTGCATCTCCAAGACGAGGGTCGAGACGTTGGAGTACCCCTCCACCAACTGCGCGATGATTTTCGCGTAGAAGACGTCCGAGGTGAAGGTGACCCCGACGTTGGAGTTGGTCATCGTGCTCGCGTATCCGTACTTTTTGTAGGGCACCGTGTCGTAGTTCACCACGGTGCCTCCGTGGACGACCACGTTGTTGGAGACGGTGATGTTGGAGGTGAACTCCGGATCGAGGAGGTCCGCCTTGAGGTCGACGTTCGATTCGAGGATGGAGATGTTGGCGATGTTGCTCAAAAACTGCCCGTCCCCGTAAAACTGATTGGCGTGCACGTTCCCGCTCGCCGAGATCCCGGTGGCGTTCGAGAGTTCGATAGTGAGGGTGGACGTGTTCCCCGCGTTGGTGACCTGTTCGAGCGTCTGAATCTTCGTCAGTAGATTGGTCGGGTCGATCTTTTTCATGTCGTTGTCCGCGTCGTTCACGTACACGTAGTTGAGGTCCCCGTTCGAGGTGACGATCTGGGCGTTCGGGATGTCGTTCGCCCGACCCACACCGGTGACGAAGACGATCCCGCTCGCGCCCTTCTTGATGCAGATGCCGATGTTTTGGATGAGATCCGGATTCGTCGTGTCGTACGGCTTCACGTTGGACAGACCCCCCGGGGTGGTGTTCGACACGTAGAGGGTGTCGCCCTCGTTGAACGCGCTGGTGTCCACGTTGTTCACCTTGCCGTACGCCACGGCGTAGCCCTCGTTTCCGGTCGTCACGCTTTCGGACATGAGACCGATGGCGGGCATGGTGTCCGGTGAATCCGATTGCGCCAAAGCCACGTTCGCGACGTTGTTGTTCCAACTGTTGTAGATGTACACCGCCTCGCCTCGGTCCAGCTGGGAGCCGGTGTTGTTGTGCACGCGGATGTAGTTCTTGATCCCCATCTCCTCGTTCACCCAGTTCGCGCCGTCGTACACGAGGGCTTCGTTCGCGGCGAGAGTCCCGAACTCGACGTTGCTGAGTTGGTCGAGTTTCACCACCACGTTCGCCGCGAGGTCGGTGGTCAGGGCTGTGGTCGGGTTTAGGAAACTGACAACCTGGTCGGTGGTGTTCCCGCGCTCGGTGACTTCTTGGAGATTGGTCGCCAAGTTGGAGAGGAATCCACCGTCGCCGTAGTACGCCTCCGCGTTCGCCGCCCCGAAGACGTCCAACACGTTGCTTCCGGTGTGGGTCGCCCCGTTCACCACCAACTTGTACCCGAGGCTGATGTTCCCGGTGGAACTGTCCGCCACGAGGGTGTCGTCCCTCCAGTTTCCAGAGTTCGCGCTCGGGTCCCTGACGGTGATGTAGAAGTCGTCTCCGGAGTTCCTCCCGAAGGCGGTGCGGGACACGTCGTTGTTCGCGAAAGTCACGGTGGCGAACCCGCCGTCGGTGTCGTTGAGGAAGATGTCCGGCTCGACGGAGTCTATCCGGAGTGCGCCGACGCCGTCGTTCAGGGAACCCGCGGTGAGTTGCAGGGGTGGAGTCGTCGTGTTTAAGCTCTCGAAAGACAGGGTCTGGAGCCCCTGAATGGTGGACACGTTGAGGGTGTGGGCGTTCGCGTCCCCGTGCACGTCCAATTCGAAGAGGGGCGCGTTCGTGCCTATGCCCACGTTCGACCTCGACACGTCGACCACGAAGGTGTCGGTGTCCACGCTGACGTCACCGGCGACTTCTAAACCGGTGTTATTGATGAGTTTCAAATCGTTCGCGGTGAACCGAGCGATGATGTTCATGTACGAATTGTTTTGCACCGCCACCTCGATGATCCCGTCCTCGGCGTTCAATCCCGCGTCGCCGATTTTACCGGTGATTTTCGCGTAGTGCACCTGACCCCCGTCGTCGTTCTCCCCCGTGAATTTTATCTGTCCGAGGTAATCCCCGTTCGAGGGCGTCGCGCTGTTTCTCCACATGACGAGTTCCGGACCGGCGGCGCTTCCCCCATCCGTGGATTCCATCGTGATGCCGGTCGTCGTGAGCGCGCCCACGTTGGCGCTTCCGTGGACGTCGAGCCCGGTGGACGTCAATTCCCCGTACACGTGCACGGCGAGCGCGTTGGCTTCGTCCGGGACGATATCGGTCGAACTCGGGTCACTCAGGGTGTGACCAATCATGAACTCGGATTCGTTACCCCGGTAACCGATAGCCACGTTCGAGGACGGTCGAGTCATGATGATGCCCATGTCCAAGGTGTCGGAGACGTTGTTGTTCGCCAACTCGACGATGGCGTCGTTCACGATGGTGTTCTCCGTGGTGAGTTGCGTGACCGACCCCTCCACGATGAGGTTTCCGGAGACGTTCACGTCACCGTCCACGGTGAGGAGGGAGGACGCGAAGGTCAGGGCGGCGCTGTCCGTGAGTTCGTTGTTATCACCCACTAAGACGACCCGGGACGCGGTGAGGTCTGTCATGAAAATGTTGTTACTCACGGTGATGTTGGAATCGAACGTGGGGTCGAGCAAGTTCGCCTTGTCGCTCTCGAGCGTGCTCACCCGGGCGGCGTTGTCCGCCAAGTCGGTGATCACCACGTCGATCCGGGAGGAGTTATCGGCGAGGTCGGTCTCCAAGACGGAGACCCGCGCGCTGTTGGAGGACGCGTACGTCTCGAGGGTGGTCACCCGCGCGCTGTTGTCCGTCAAATCGGTCTCGAGGGTGGACACACGGGCGGCGTTGTCCGCCAAGTCGGTCTCCAAGACGGAGACCCTCGCGCTGTTGGAGGACGCGTACGTCTCGAGGGTGGACACCCGGGCGCTGTTGTCCGACAAATCGGTCTCGAGGGTGGACACCCGGGCGCTGTTGTCCGCCAAGTCGGTCTCCAAGACGGAGACCCTCGCGCTGTTGGAGGACGCGTACGTCTCGAGGGTGGACACCCGGGCGCTGTTGTCCGTCAAGTCGGTCTCGAGGGTGGACACCCGCGCGCTGTTGTCCGCGAGGTCAGTCTCCAAGACGGAGACCCGCGCGCTGTTGGAGGACGCGTACGTCTCGAGGGTGGACACCCGGGCGTTGTTGTCCGCCAAATCGGTCTCGAGGGTGGACACCCGGGCGTTGTTGTCGGCGAGGTCGGTCTCCAAGACGGAGACCCGGGCGCTGTTGGAGGACGCGTACGTCTCGAGGGTGGACACCCGGGCGTTGTTGTCCGCCAAGTCGGTCTCCAAGACGGAGACCCGGGCGTTGTTGTCCGCCAAGTCGGTCTCCAAGACGGAGACCCTCGCGCTGTTGTCGGTGGCGTACGTCTCGAGGGTGGACACCCGGGCGCTGTTGTCCGCCAAGTCGGTCTCGAGGGTGGACACCCGGGTGTTGTTGTCCGCCAAGTCGGTCTCCAAGACGGAGATTCTCGAGGCGTTGTCCGCTAAATCCGTGACCACGAGGGTGACGTTCGCGGTGTTGGAGACGTTGGCTAAGTATTGCCCGTCGCCGTAGAAGACGCCCGCGGTGACGTTTCCGGCGACGAGGGCGTTTCCGGAGAGGTCCAACCCGGTGGGATTCGTGAGCACGATGGTGATGTCTGATTCCGCCCCGTTTTCGGTGAGATCTTGGAGGGTCGAGGAAATGTTAGACAAGAGACCGCCGTCGCCGATGAAACTGTTCGCGGTCACCACCCCGGGTTCGCTGATGAAGACGTTGGCGCCCACGTTCAGGGTCTGATCTAAGAAGAGCGACCCCATGATTTCCACGTTCATCACCTTGGTCTGGTCCACGCTCAAATTCGTCGTGGAGTGGGCGATGACGAGTTTCTCATCCACCCCTTTGTAGGCGACGATGACGTTCGCGTTCGGGCGATTGAGTCGCAGACCCACGTCCGTCGCGCTCACGGAGTTGTTGTTCGCCAGGTCCAACACCGGGTCGTCGATCTTCACCTCCGTGGACTGCACGTAGGTGACGTCCCCTTGGACGATCAAGTTCCCGGTGACGACCGTGGCGTTCGCGTCGAGGGTGAGCGCTCCGGAATCGGTCCTGACTTTCGGGGTCGTGATGTCGGTGGTGTAGATGCCGTTATCGGCAAAGTTTCTGAGGGAAATCAAATCCCCGTCGTGCTTGGCGAAAATGTTCGATCCCACGGAGAGGGCGTACACCGGGGAGTACGGGTTCGTGTTGCTCACACCGAACCCGTTGGCGCTGTACAAGGTGCCGAAAACGTGCACGTTGAGGTCACGGGTTTCGTCCGGGACGAGGGTGAGCCCTTCCGGACCGTCGTTTGTGTGGGCGATGATGAACTCATCGAGGGTGTTGTTGTAACCGAAGGCGACGTTCATTCCGGGTCCACCGGACATGCAAATCACACCGGAGTCCGTGGCACCGGGATTACCGATCCCCAAGATGGGATCTTGAATGAAAACGGTGTTCGATTCGAGGTAGGTCAGGTTACCGTACACCTGAAGGTTTCCGTAGATGGACGTGTTCCCGGTCATTTTGTTTTTTCCATTGTTGTTAAACTCCGTGCCCTCGGCGAAGAGTTGGGTGGCGAACAATTTTCCATTCACCTCGAAGACGTTTCCGGTTTCGATCGCGTTCGTGTTCACCCCGACCTTCCCGAGCGTGATGAGGGACACGTCCGTGTTCGTGAATTGTATGGTGTTGCTCGTGACGTTCCCGTAATCTGAGACGTGTTGGAGGGTGATGTTGGAGATCCCACCTCCGTCTCCGGAGACTATTCCGGTGAACACCGGGTTTTGGATGGGCGCCTTCTCGAACTCGAGCGTGCTCACCCGCGCCGCGTTATCCGCGAGGTCGGTCTCGAGGGTCGTCACTCGGGCGTTGTTGGATGACGCGTACGTCTCCAAGGTGGACACCCGGGCGTTGTTGTCCGCCAAATCGCTCTCTAGGGTCGTCACCCGCGCGTTGTTGTCCGCCAAATCGGTCTCCAACACGGTCACCCTCGCGGCGTTGTCGGTGGTGTCCGTCTCGAGGGTCGATATCCGGGCTACGTTGTCCGCGGTGTCCGTCTCTAGGGTGGACACGCGCACGGCGTTCGAGGCTATGTCCGCCGTGTTCACGGAGATTCTAAAACTGTTATCCGAGAGGCGGCTGTCGAGGACTGATATTCGGGAGGAGTTATCGGCGAGGTCGGTCTCCAACACCTCCACCCTCGCGGTGTTGTCTGAGGTGTCCGTCTCCAAGGTTGCGATCCGGAGCACGTTCGAGGCGTGGTAGGTGTACAAAGTGGACAACCGGAAAGAATTGCTATTGACGTCGGTGCGGAGGGACGTCACCCTCGAGGAGTTGTCCGCCAAGTCCAGGGTGTTCGTGGCGATGCGACTGGAGTTGTCCGCCAAATCGGTGGTGTTCGTGGCGATGCGGCTCGAGTTATCGTCGAGGTTCGTCTCGAGGGCGTCGATCCGGAGCACGTTCGCGTTGAGTTCGGCGTCGGTGGCGATGTTTGACAAGTACTGCCCGTCCCCGTAGAAGGTCCCGGCGGTGAGGGCGTTGGACACGGTGAGGTCCCCGTACACGTGCACGTTCAAGACGTTCGCCTCGTCCGCGAGGACGTACCTGTCGGTGGCGGTGTTTTGGGTGTACGCCAAGATGAGTTCGTCCGTGCCCTCGACGTAACTGACGCCCACGTTTTGACCCCCGGGTCTGTTCATGATGAGACCCAGGTCGAAGAGGAAACTTTGGTCTGAATTATTTTTACCAATCTCGATGAGCGGGTCGCTCACACTCAGGTTTCGTGATTCCACGTACGTGGTGTCCCCGGTGGCGACCAAGTTGCCCTCGATGAGGACTCCACCGGTCACCACCAACACGTTCGACCCGGTGTCGTCCACCCACAGGTTTGAACCCACGCTCAGGGTGTGCCCGGGGGAGGCGTTCGCCACGCCGACCGGTCCTGAGGTCACGAGGGACAACGTCGCGTTGGACAAAGACACGGTCTCGGTGGTGACGTTGCCGTAACCGGTGACGCTCTGTAAGTCCTGAAACTGGTGCGACGGGTGTCCACTGTCCCGAATCTCTTTCGTCTGGGTGTTGTACACCAGAGTGTTACCGGTGACGTCATCCCCGAAGGTGATCGGCGCCACGTAGAAGCCCGAAGTCGCGACGTTGACAACCTCCTCTGTCGCGTTGATGAGGATGGCGTTGTCAGCCTGGCTGTCTGGCATGAACCGACCCAAACGGATTTTTTGAGATCGCTCAACGGTGTTAAGGTTTTTCACCATCTTCTACTCTATTACTATGTAAGATTTTTCAGTTGGCGTATCTGTTGGCGGCGATGCCGTTGAGGTACGTCAAAATTTGTAGGTTGACGGCGTATATGTCGTCTGTGAGAATGTCCGTCTCACTGTGAATCTTGAATGAGGAAATCCGGGAACAGTTCAGGGACCCGGAAGGTTGCAGGAGGGAGGTTTGCATGCAGAACGGGTACATGAAGATGTCCGGAGACGTCACCGTGGACGTGTGGTAGTAGTGGGTGACGTCCATGAAATTCGGTCTCGCCCACTTGAACGGGGAGAGATCGGTGCCGTTGATGGACAACTTGATCTTGTTCGTCGTGGACTTGAGGGAACTCGAGAGGGTGTTGCTCGACGCGATGAATTTCACCGGGTGCGAGAAAGTGAGCTCTTGAATGGTGTCGTTGGAGGCGATGTTCTTTTGCACTTGGAAGATGAGTTGATGCTTCTCCTTGGTGATGTCCGAAAACATCGCCCTCTCGTCGTCGCCGAGGTAGTACATCTGGGAGAAGCACTGCCACTTGTAGTTGGCGGCGTTGGCGCCCCACCGGATTCTCAGTTCCACGTTCGCGTACGGGAGCGCGGCGAGGTTGAGCGCGGTGGAGGGTTGCTCGCAGAACGCGAACCGGAGGGGGAAGAAGTAACTCGAAGAGGACGAACCGGGGTGGGGACCGTTGGAACTCTTCGAGACGTTTCCGGCGAAGAGATCGACGGCGATGTTTTCCATGAAATCGGACGTCTGCTCATCTATCACGACCCCGCCCACGACGAGCTCGATGCTCTTGATGAGGGTGGTCCACGCGTGCGAACTCGAATCTTGGGCGGCGCTGCCGTTGTCGATCGTGAAGTACGTGTACCCGAGGAGGTCACCGGTTTTTTGAATCTGAACCGTGCTCAAGCCGTTCGCGGTCACGGCGCCGGTGATCTTTTGTTCCTCGACGAGTTGGGAAAAATTGGAGTGTTTCCTCCAAACCTGATTGAAAAAAGAAACGCCCGTCTCGGCGCTGCCATCTGTAATAATCCACTTGTCCTGGATACCTGTGGAGACCAACTGGATTGTTCCGGGTGACATAATTAATTACTATACCTGTAGAAGAATTTTTTTAAATGTTTTGTTTCATGCACGTGAAACGAATGACGAGATAATTGTCCGAGGCGGTGTCCGGATCTTTGATCGTGTTCCCATCTTGGTCGTAGAGGCTGCACGTGAGCCGGTCGATGGACCGGATCGGGTTCACGTACTGCACCGCGCACGGGTAGTTGTCACGGAAGAGGAAGAGTTGACTGCCGACGCCGTGCGTGGAAGACTCGGAGACGATGCTCGCGAAGGCGCCTCGCACGTTCGCCTTGCTCGCCTCGCTCGCGTCCGAGAGGTCTTTGAACGCCCGATCGTTAAAGTTTGTGTTCAACTCGTCGATGCTCACGTAGCAGTGCTCCACTTGAACATTCGCGTGGATGTGCGCCGCCAAAAGTTTCGCCTGCACGACATTCTTGAGGGGTTGCTGCAAGTGCACGGTGAACGTGTTCGCGCTCTGTCCGGAAGTGTCGACGGTGATCGTGTGGAACTCGTAATTCAACTCTGGGACGCCGACTTGAGTGACGTGCTTTGCCATATTACTATAGGATTAGATTAAAGTGCCACCGATTCCGTCCTCGATTTCGTAGTCCGCCTGTTCGCGAACCAACTGCTGGGCACCGCAGATGCCACCCGGCTTGAGACCGAGGGTGTACGCGCTGGACTCTTTCTTCGGACCCGGCGCGCACTCGGTGGTGTACGGGAGGTTGAAGAGGGACTTGCCGACGTATTCGCCCGTCTGCTTGATCACGAGGGGTCTCGGGGAGTAGCCGCTGCGCACGACGCCGAGGACCAAGAGGGCGCCGATGATGAGGGCGATCCACGTCAGTGCTTTTTTATTCACACGGTTAAGGTTGAACATCTTTTGTAATATCTATGAAGAAAAAAAAATTGTTGCGTGCGTTAAAGGATTCGCACTACTTTCATAGTAGAGTGTAGTGATGGACGAAGAGATTGAGTTGGAGCGAGACTCCGACGTCATTATGAAACTCAATCCCGAAGAAGAAGCGTTGTACAACGAGATCGAGATCGCGCCCGCCCCCCGCCGGCGCGCCCCGCCTCGACCGACCCCTCGAAGTTTCCGTTCCCGGATGGAACCCGAGGAACCTCAGGAGGGTCTAGATGCGTTCATGAATCCCCACAAGCAGTCGGCGCCCCCGCCCCCGCCTGATGAGGAGTACCCGGAAGAGATGTACGAAGAGGAGGACTACGAGGACGACGACGATGGGTACCACCAACAGCAGCAGTTCCGACCGCCGCAGGACCAACCGTCGAGTGGGTACAACAGCGTGGACGAGGAAAAGGCGGATCTACTGAACAAACTCACCCGCCTGGAAAAGAAGGGGTTCACGATCAACAAGAAACTCAGCATGTACTCTCCGGTGGACGACATCCGAAGCGAAGTCAAGAGGATCACCTACAGCATAGAGGTGGACCAGTCCGTGAAATTTTCCAGGCGAATGCTCATCGCGTGCGTCACCGGTTTGGAGTTTCTCAACGAGAAGTACTCACCCCTCGACATCCACCTCAAGGGGTGGAGCGAGAGCGTCATGGAGAACATCAACGACTACGATCAGGTGTTTGAAGAACTTTACGCCAAATACAGGACGAAGATGCAAGTCGCGCCCGAGATCAAACTCATCTTGATGCTCTCCGGTTCAGCGATGATGTATCACCTCACGTCCACAATGTTTAAGGCGGCGATCCCGAACGTGAACGACGTCCTCAAGCAGAACCCGGAGTTGGTCAAGAACATGGTGAGCGCCGTTCAGAGCACGGCGGCGAACAACATGGCTGCGGCTGCGCCCCCGCCGAGCGCCGACGGTAAGTACGAGATGCAGGGACCCGGTATCGACATCTCCAGCCTCATGGGGAACATCATGATGCCCCCACCGCCGCCGATGTCCAGCAGCGCACCGGTGTACAACCCGGAACCGGAGGCGGCTCTCCCGGACGACGACGACGTCTCTGACATCGTCTCCGAGAAAGGGGACGCGGACGACGACGAGGACCAGGTCAAAGAGGTGAACGTCAAGCCCAAGGCGAGACGCAGCAGCAGGAAGAAGAAGAATGAAATTAATTTGTAACCTTAATGTATGATTGGTTACTGTCCGTTGGACGAGGAGGAGCCCAGGCAGGTGGTGACGAAGCGACCACCTGTCCCACGGGTCACCCGGAGAAGGCAAACACAACCACCCCGCATGGAGGAACAGACCGAGTGTAACTACGCGGTGCTCTTCTTCATCGTGGGTGTGGTTGTCTTGGCGTTGTCCGACAACGTCGCAAAATAAAAAAAATACTATTTTCCATTCCACATCCTGGAATGTAAAACTAGTAACTGAACGTCTGAATGGTCTTCACACTGAGGGTGTCGTAGAGGACCGCCGCGAATTTTCCCTCGGAGTTGCTCGAGATCACCTTGACATATATGTCGTAATAGTACGACCGCTGGGTCCTGCCCTGCACACCGGCGTTGATGGGTCGCAGGTAGACGAAATTTCCCACGGACGTCGCTTGCGTGGTGACGTTGGGATCCCACGGTTCGGTGTTGGTGGGATTGCCAAACATGTTCTTCGTGCCTATGACGGGATTGTACGTGGCTTGAGAACCGGAGGAGTGACCACCGGAGACCTCTAAAACCATGGTGCTCACCCGGTTGCCGTTGCTCGCCTCCCGGAGGATCGCCTTCACCTTGGCGTAGAAGTGCCCTTTTCCGAACTGCAGGATGATGTCCCGGGCACCCGTGCTCGGGAGGTAGAAGGAGGAGGAGTACGATTTACGCGCGACGTTGTCCCCGTTGAGGATGCAGCCACCGTTGACGTCGAGGGACGTCGCCGGGGTCGGAGTGCCTACACCGAGACCGGCTTGCGCACCGAAATCGATGACCCCGTCGAACTGAATGTTGGACGTGACGCGAAGGTTACCGTTGATGAAGACGTTGGACACGTTCGGGTCCTTGGGGGACAAGAAAATGTCACCGTCGGTGCCCATCTGAATGTTGGACGTGCCAGCCGGGTAGGTTTTAAATTCTATCATCGCGTTACTCGAGACGTGTTCGATTCGAGGCGTGATGTTGTACGTGTGAAATCCAGTGTCCGGGGAAGAGATGTTAATGCCTAACTTTTCGTCTTTTGTAAGATACACATACTCACTCTCGACTCCCCCGTGCGTGGTGCCTAAGATCAACCCGGAAACGTCCGCGTCCGCGTCGCGGTACCCGCGAACCAACGCCCCGTAGTTGTCGTCGTTCACGATTTGGATCCCGGTGGTGCTCGTGCCGCTCCCGTCCGCCGGGGATTCCACCTTGAGCACGTCGACGTGACCGGAGAGGGTTGTGTAGATGTGCACGTTCGTGTCCGGTGATCCGGTGCCGATGCCGACGAGACCCTCGGAATCGATGCGCATGCGCTCGTCCCCGGCGAAGGTGTCGGCGCCGGTTTGCGTCGTCTTAAAAATCAAATCGTACCCACCCTCGATGGAGTCCACGATGTTGAGGTTCTGCCCGTCGTCGGAGAGCATGTTCATGTACGTCGTCGACAATCGACTGGTGCCATCACTGAGGGGTTTCACCAAGAGTTCCCCTCGAACGTAGAAGGACGTGAAATCGCTCGCCGAGGCTTCGTCCCCGGCGCCCAGGTTCACCAAGACCCGCCCTTTGTTTTGACCGAGACCGGAGATGGTCATCACCGGGGTGGACTCGAAGACGAGTCCGGAATCGACGTCGTCCAGGATGTCCGCGTAGACGTCGTCGTCGACCTCGCCTCTGTACACCTGGAACATGTGCCGACCGGCGACGTGGCGGATGTGGTCGGGACCACCGGAGACGAAATCGTTACCCTTGAACAGCAAGAGTTCGGAACGACCGCTGTTGGTGTACTCTCTCTCCTCCAAAAAGGTGTGTTCGAAGTCGTACACCCCGTTCTTCTGGTCGTCGTCGGAGGTGCCCGCGCTGAAGGTGAGACCACCGAAGGAGAGTTTCTGTCCCAAGGTGATGTCCCCGTCCACGGTGAGTTTGGAGACCGCGGAATCCGTGCCTACCCCGATGTTGGAGGTGTCCCCGTCGATGAAGAAAGCGGTGCTCTCGACGTTGGACACGGAGAAGACGTTGTTGGTTATCCGGAAATGCTTCTGCCCCCCGTTGGCGTTGTCCACGCCCACGGTCCACCCGAAGTGGTACGGGGCGACGCCCGCGTTGTACACGGCGTAGGAGGTAAAGGCGTCACCGTGTGGACCGGCGCCGGATTGCAAGGTCTCGATCGTCGCGATGGTGTCTTCCCCGGCGTTGTCCGTTTTCACGTAGAGACCGTTTTCGGTGATGTTCTGATTTCCACTCGCCGCGATCTCCAGGCTGCTGCTCGGGTTCTCGGTGCCGATGCCGACGTGACCGTCGGACCGGATGGTCATCACCCGGATGGCGTCGTACGTGCTGTGCGCCAAGTCGAGGTCCAGTTTGGTCCTCGAGTTTGTTCCGGAGGCGAATTTCGAGAGTTTAAAGTCCACGCGTTGCCCGTACTCGCCACCGACGGTTTTACCCTCTCGACACAGTTGGAACGTGTTCTTCGCCACGGTGTCCGTCTCGTGCGTGTTCGTCGCCACGAGGGGCGCGTCGTGGGTGAACGAACCCCTCTGCACCACCTGTTTGTTGATGAACACCGAAGAGGTCTGCCCCCCGTTGGTTTGGAGGATGCCCTCCGGGGCGGTGCTCCCTATGCCCACCCTCCCGGAGTCCGTGATGGTCATCCTCGGCGTCCCCAACCCGGAACCGCTCGTGACGTTGATGTTGAAACTCTCCCCGGACGTCACCCGGCTCTGGAGGTACGTCCTCCCCGTGGACACCATGTCGGTGTACATCCGCATGGCGATGTTTCCCGTGGAAAAGGCGTTACCGAGAACGAGGGCGTTGGTGTCGGTGATTTGAATGTTCCCACCCACCGTGAGCGCTTGCGTCGGGGCGGTGTTGGAGATGCCGACGTATCCGGCACCGGAGACGCGCACCCTCTCCGTGTTGTTCGTCTTGATGACGACGTTCGAGTCCGCCGAGGTTGAGCCGTGGACTTCCACGGCGCTCACCTTCGAGGCGTTCGGACCTGATTTGAGGATGAGACCGGTGTATGCGTCATCCGCGCCGAAATCGTTGGCGTGCACCACGATCTGTCCGGTACTCTTGATGAATTTTTCCGAGTTGGCGTCGACCCCCTTGGCGCCCCCGATCCGGACGCTCCCATCGACGTGCAGGGCTTCGTTCGCGTTGTACCGACCCACGGCGAGGTTCGACGTGGCGATGAGATTCGTGGACACCGTGTTCCCGTGCACGACCAAGACGTTGGCGTGGCTGCTACCGGCGTGGGCGTGCAGTTTGTCGCCGATGCACAGGGAGTGTCCTATCGAGGGGTTCGTGTTGGCGATGATGACGCGTTCCGACGTGTAGATGTTGGAGAACTGCGCGTTTCCGGTGACCTCCAGGACGGTCGCGGCGTCGTCGTCGATCGTGACGTTGGACCCCAAGAGGATCTGTTCACCCACGGTGATGTAGTTCGCGTAAATGTTCCCAGAGGTGTGGAGGACGTTCGATCCGGTGTCCTCCATGTAGAGGTTGGACCCGAGGGCGAACTGGTGGTACGGATTTGTGTTGGCGATGGCGATGTTCGAGTCTACAAAGTGTTTCCCTAGGACGTGCACGTTCACATCCGTGCTCTCCGCTAAGATTTCCACGAAATCCGGACCGGCTTGGGTGAGACCGAAGACGAATTCCGGGGGCACCGACGTCACGGAGTCGTGGAGGTAACCCACGAACGCGTTCGCTTGGTTGTACTGGTGGAAGAGCACCGCCGTGTCTTGCAAATTCGTCGCCCCGACGCCGACTTGAATCACCGGGTTCTCCACCGCGAGGTTCGTCGGTTGCGTGTACGTGGCGTAATCAGTGATCTCCAAGTTCCCGGTGATCTTCACGTTCCCGGAAATCTCCACGAGAGAATCTGTCATCTGCACGTTCCCGGTGAGCGCCATGACCGTCGCCCCGGTGTCGTTCAATTCGATGTTTGAACCGAAGGAGAGACCGTCGATGGCGGTCACCTTGGACGCGATCAGGTTCCCGCTCACCGTCATCATGTTGTCGTCGTCGGTCGGGTCGATGACGACCGTGCGCAACCCCGAACCGATCGTCGCGGACGTCGCGGTGAGGCTCGCCATGGACACCCCACCGGTGACGCTCACCGGGCTCGTCGGGTTATTGACGTCCACGAAGAAGACGCGGCTTCCGGTGGTGTTGAAGACGTCTATGGCGTATTGGGGTGCGTCGTTGTTGATGGCTATCTGTGGAACGAACAACACGTCGTGGAGTTTCGTGCGCTTCTTCACCTCGAGACAGATTTGGTCCGTCCGCAGGTCATCCATGAAAAGGTTCGACCCCATCTCGAAGTTGTGCGTCGGGTCCAGTGCCCCGGCGAGACCGATGTTCGAGGTGAACACATTACTCGCCTCAAGGTCACCGGTGAAGATATTTTCGATCGTCCGCACCTCGTTCTCCACGTTCTGTGGATCGAGACGAGCGAGGTAGATCTGATCGAACTTACCCGTGTTACCGATGATAGGCATCTCTACTTAATAATTAGAAAAAGATAATCACCGCTTACGCGCCAAACTTGAGTCCCGCGAGCCCACCCTCGATGTGGAGAACGTTCCACGACAGGGCGAACACCCGAAGGTCGTTGTCGTTCGGCTTCACCGTGACCCCGGCTGCGGCGATGGCGTCCGCGTCCACGCGCTCGTCTCCGAGCTCGACCCCTCTCAGATTGAGCCGGGCTGAATCGAGTCTGGAAAAGTTCACCGACCCGGAGTTCACGTACTCGTCTGGTTTGAGGCAGAAGTGGTACGCGTAGTACCTGGTGTAAAACGGCACCTGCGACGCCTCGTCGTACTGGATGACCCCGTACCTGCTGGTGTAGTAGTTTTGGATGGTGTGGAAGTACATCGGGGACATGTTTTCGAGGACCACCTGCCCGTTGAGCATGATGTCCGCTTCCCGGAAGGTGAACCGGTCGTTGACGTCGTCCTCTTGGAGCGCGCGAACGCCCCAGAAGATCGACCGGACCGGGTGATTGAACTGCCCGATGTCGATGGCGTTGTCCCCGCCGCCGCCCGCGTTGTTGTCGGAGACGTAATCGAGTCCGGTGGACAGCGTTTGCAACTGGCTCACGATGAAATCCATCGGTCGGTTGATCAAGTCCTCCCGCTCGGCGGTGTCCAAGTACACGTAGTTCGCGTAACACTTGATGTTTCTCTGTGCGCTCGTGAGGGTGCCCACGTACTCCTGATCGAGGGTGATCCGGATCTCCACTTGGTGGAAGGCGAGGGCACAGATCGGGAACGCGGCGCCGCCGTCGCAGAAGAAAAAGTGCATGGGCACGAACCCTTCCGTGGTTTGGGACACCTTGTTGTTGATGTGTTGGGATTTCGTCCACGTGTCGGCGAGGTACGTGTTGTAGATATCCGTGAGGTACTCGTACGGTTGGCTGTCCACCTTGACGCCACCGATGTAGAGGTCGATGGTGCTCCCGACGAAAAACTTGGTCGCCGCTGACGGTCCCTCGAACCACACCGCGTTGACCATGTCCCCCCAGACCGGGATGACGATGTTCGTGTCATTGTCGTTGATCGTCTTGATCAATTTCGGGGCTTGGGCAAAGTTGGTGTGACGCTTAAACTTTGTGCGCCACAGGGACGAGTCTAACTGGTCGGTGTTCAGGTACGCGTCCTGAACGCCCTTGCTCACTAAGGAAACGATGGCTCCACTCGAAGACATTCCTATTACAATAAGTGACATTTAAATTTTAAATAGAAATCCACCCGGTAACGCCTCGGTCTTCTCAACCGCCTCTTTACCGTAAATCTTGAACCCACCCGCCTTGTACACCTTGAGTCGCTTGTAGTACATCGCCGTGAATATGCTCCAATCGTCTTTGATGTCGTAAATGTGGGGGTTGTTTTGCTTTCCGGCGGTCTCTCGCATGACCCGACCGATGCTCTGCACGATGTCGGACTTTGGGGAGGCGAGGATGACCGTGTCCAGGGCTGGGATGTCGAGACCCTCGTGGGCTTGACTGAACGTCGCGAAGATGATTTTTTTCGTCGAAGACTCCTCGAGGTCTTGCCTCTTCATCCCACCCATGTACAACCCGGAAGACTTTGGGAAACACTGGTGCAACATCTCGCAGTGTCCCCGCCGCTCACTGAGCACGAGGAGCCTCCGGGTGCCCGCCGAGGCTTTCTTGATGAGTTTCACCAGCATCTGGTTCCGGTCCCTCAGTTCCACCAGACAGGTCACCATGTTCGGGAGGGAAATCTTCCCGTTTCGCATGCACGGAGGGGGATTCCGGAACATGTCGTGTTCGTACACCACCGGGAAAACCTCCACCCCGTCTTGGTTTTTCCTCTCCACGGCGAAAAACGTGGGACCCATGAACCAGTGAAGGACCTTCGTGAGCCCGTCCTTCCTCTCCGGGGTCGCCGAGAGCCCGTAGATGTGCTTCGGGCACATCTTGAACAAACTCTGACTGAACACCTTGGCGCAGATGTGGTGCGCCTCGTCCACGATGACCGTGCCCACGGAATCGAAATCCCCGTAGTCGTACTCCTTGAGGGAGAGGGACTGGAGCATGGCGATGACGAAGTCACACCCCTCGATCTCCATCTTCTTTTGTTGCACCCTCCCCACCTTGGCGCCCGGACAAAACTGATGGATCCTCTCCTCCCACTGGTTGGCTAAAAACTCTTTGTGCACGATGATCATGGTTCGGTAACCCAATCGGCACGCGATCGCCAACGCCACGGTGGTCTTGCCGTACCCGCACGGGAGCGAAAGGACCCCGTGACCCGCCGACACAGCCTTCGCAAGCGCCTCATTTTGGTGGGTGGAGTCTCGCAGGGTTCCGACGAATCGCAAATCTGCGCGGGCGGGGGCGGGTCGTCGGTCACCAGTGGGTTCTCCAAGTCGACCAGTTCCGTAGTATCTTGGAACGCAGATTCCGTTCTTAGTCTTTCTAAATACTTTGAAAGGCGGTGGAGGAAACCCGAACTCATTGTTGACTATTGGACGAACAGTGAGTTCTTTCTTTATGTCACCCAGTTCGGGGCACGCGTTCACGAGGTACCCGGAGCGAGACAGCATCTTACCTAGACATGGAGTTTCACTTTTAAGACACGATTACAATTTCGCTAGATTTCTTACTCGAATTCATCCCGTAGGACCAAGACGTCTCTAGTATGGTGAAATCCTCGTACAGTTCCCGGATGCGCTCGCAGTCGTTGTACGTGAGCAACCACCGCATCTCAGTCTTCCGGAGACACTCCGCCAACTTTTCGTGGTCGAAGGTTTCGTGCATGTCCCCGGAGGTGCCGTAGAGTTTGGAGTTCTTCTCCAGGTAGTAGGGAGGGTCCAAGAACAAGAACCCCTCACCGGTGGCGTGCCTCTGCATGAAGTCCGCGAAGTCTTCGTTGTGCAGGTCCACGTCGGCGAGGTCCAACTTTTCCACCTTGTCCACGCTCGTTCGGGTGAACCGCTTCTTCGAGGACTCCTCGGAAAAGCCACCGGAGAGGGTGGCGCCGCTGAACGAACACCGGTTGATGACGAAAAAATACACCGCCATGGCGAGGGCGTTCGTCTCTTCCAATATTTTTTTCCGGAAAGAGTGAAAAGTTTCCTTCGTCACCCCACTGTCCAGTAATTTTTTGAGTTCCCCACAGAGTTTGGATTTGTTCGTCTTGCACTGAGACCAAAAAGTGTAGAGAGGGGTGAACTTGTCGTTGACGACGAGCCTCGACCCGTGCTTTTCGTGCATGTGAAACTCGAAGGACCCACCCCCGAAAAACGGGGACACCACCCGGGTGGTGTCGAACCCACGGTCCGCCACGATGTCATCTAAAATCTTACACGCCCTCGTCTTTCCACCAGGATACCGGAGGGGCGATTTCATCCGTCTTAAATGTACTCTCGTGGTAAACCTTTAATTTAGGTGGCAATCGGTCGACGTCGTCGAGGGAGTACGGACTCTTGGGCATCTTCCGAATGTTCACCGGTTGGAACGCGCACGTCACCGAAAAGTTTGTGGCGCTGTGGTACTTGACCCGAACGCGCATCTGCTGTTTCGCCTTGAACTCGGGCACGCCCAGTTCGTAGACGTCTTCGCCGAGGTGGTACAGCCCGAACCCATCGCTGATCTGTATGTAGTGGTTTCCCTTCGCCCGGTAATACTTTTGTATGCACGTGTCGTCGACGTCGATGTACTGATCGCGATAATCCGGGTTGTCCCTCCGGAGCGTCGCCAGCGACTCCTTCGTGAGCCCCGTTGGAAGTTCCGGGATTCGAACCGCGTCCAACCCCGGAAACGTTCCGGACCACCCCTCGTTCACCCATTGAAGTTTTTCCTGTCCCCAGTCCGGGGCGAACGCCTTCTTCACCTCGACGTCGCCCCACTCGAATTGTATGTCGTTTCCGTGCCCCGACCCACCGGACAGGCGCGTCGACGTCGGGTGCTCGCGCACGTTCGCCCAACACCGCTCCTCGTAGTCTCTCCCCGATTTGGAACATTGTCCACCCCCTTTATATCTAAAAAATGCCAGTCTCAGGTCATTCCTGATTCCGGAGAGGGTCAGTCTCAAATCGACGAGTGTGGATTTCATCATTGTTACTTTGTTTTCGACTCAACTCTTTAAAGCCAATTGCACGACGAGCGGGAGGAGGGTCTTCGTGAGCGACACCGTCTTCACGATGGATTTCCCACGCTCCACGGACGTGCGCTTCCTCTCGACCACCACCTTGAAGACCGTCTTCGCCACGGACGGGAACAAAAGTTCGAGTTGCCTGAAGATGAACTTTAAGACGGCGAAGGAGATCCCCCGGGTGGATTCCCACGGAAGCATGGAGATCAGGGAGAGGACGACCATGGTGAGGTAGGTGGTGAACACCCCCGCCAAGGAGCGGTCGTAGGCGTTACCGGGGGCGGTCGCCATGACGGTCTCGTAGATGGCTTGCGCCTCCGTCGGGCTCGCACCGAACGCACTCAACGAGCGGGCGAAGAGACCGTCACCCTTCCGGAAGATGGCACGCAGGAAAGGGACCCGTCCGAACTGGTTGATTTGGTTGTTCATGAACCTAGGATTTTGGTGGAGGTAGACCACCTGCAACAACATCGTCAAGGTCGCCACCGCCTTTGGTAAGTTTTTATTCATCACCATGTTTTTGATTTTCGTGGCGAATCTCACCGCGGACTCTTTGAGTTTTTTGTTTTTTTCCGGGTACGCGTTATTGATCAACTTGGTCTTGAACTTGAGGTCGATCGCGTTCTTGGCGTCGTCTCGGAGTTCGAACGCGGTGTTGCTCGCGTTGAAGTAGACGTTGTTCAGTTCGTTCTCGGCGTTGTAGAAGACGTTTCCGTTCTTCTTGAATTCACGCACCGCGCTCTTCGCGTTGTTTTCGATGTTGCTGAAACTGTTCTCCATGGCGGAGTCGTAGTTCACGCGAAGGGCAGCCCTCAGTTCCTTCACCGTCAGGGGCACCCTCTTCCCTGAGACGTTCTTGGTCACCCGGATTTTTTGTTTTTTTGCCTGGGCTTTGAGGCGATCGTATTCCATCATCTCTAGTATCTGCCCAGAAAAAGTTTAAAGACTTCGGTGTAAGGTAACTTAAATAAAAATGGGAAAGTTCAACATCGAAGACAATATTCAACGCACCTTCGCCGCCCTCGAGAACACGACCAAGGAGATGTACCGGTTGGAGGGCATGCTCAGGGTGTTCCAACAATTAAAGGACGCCGGGGTCACGGAGATCGACGTCAAAGACGACGATGACGTTAAAAAAGAAGAAGCATAGTTAAAAGAGAAATGTAACGATTCATGTAATGAGGATACTCTCCATAGATATCGGATACAACAACATGGGTCTCGTCCTCGCCGAATGTCCCCTCAAGGGTCCGAAAATTCACGTCGAGTTCGTGAAGAAAGTGGACCTGGAGGACTACAAACACGCGGCACCGACGAACGAGATCGCGGACTTGGTGCCCCTCTTCGTCGAAGACCACGCGTACATCTTCGACGCCGCGGAGAAAATTTTAATAGAGAGACAACCCCCCGGTGGATTCACAAACATTCAGACCCTCCTTCACTACATGTTCCGTGACCGGGTCGTGCTCGTGTCACCGGTGAGCATGCACACACACTTCGGGATGCGACACCTAGACTACGAACAGAGGAAGGAGCGCGTGGAGAGCATAGCGGAAAGGCACGTCGTGGGTGGCATTCCCTACGACCGGAAACACGACATCGCGGATGCGATATGTATGCTTTTGTACTACAACTTTAGGTCGGGTGTGCATATATTTGATACATACAGATTCCAAACGGAATCAGGGTCGCGAACACCAACTCCACGAGGGCGTCTTTGAGCATCCTCTGCCTTCTCCCCGGTCGCACCTTGTCGAGAAAAGTGTCGTGCATTTTTTGGATCTCGACGTCGACGTACCTCCCCATGTCGATCCCGATCTTTTGCATCTCATTCTCTTTTCTCAACAAGTTGAAAATTTTTCGATAAGTTTTTTTGCATTCTTCCTCGAGGTGTTCCATTTTAGGTAGCGTACGCCTCGAATTTTTATACTCGTTGTCTCGCCCTCGATTGAATCATCACGTTGTTCTTCGCGTCTCTGACCTGTTCCCGGAGACGTCTCCACCGTTCCCGCACGTCCGTGGTGTACGCCTGAATTTGTTTGAACCGCGTCCTCAGGTCGTGCAGGTTTTCCACCGCGGCGTCGTAGGCGATGTAGAGGAGGTCCTCATCGATGTAGCGAGGGAGCCCGTCTTCGTCCAACTCCCTCGTCCGGAAGAACTGCTTGAAGCCCAACCGGTTCAATTTTTTATTCGTCAACCCACCGTGGGCGAGGTACCACTTCTCTTCCAGTTGGGACAAATAGTTTTTGCACTGGAAACCGTCGAACCAAGCGATTTCATTTTTGCACCGGTACATTTTGGTTATTAGTTATTATATGAACAATCTTCTATAAGTTGTTTCAGAAGAAGAACAACTCTCCGGTGTTTCACACTCTGCACGAGTGAGGGGTTATGAATAAAATGTATTATGCGGTCGTTGTCATCCGGGCAATCCGGTGCCCTGGGATCTTCGCAATTTCGAATGTAGTCGGCGACGACGTAGATGATCCCATCCAAAAACTCTTCGTTCGCCATCTCGAACCAAGAATTCTTCACCGTGCCCCAGGTACGAGGGTCGTCGCTCACGCGCACGCCGTGTCCGTACTTCACGCGTCCGAGGTTCAGGCGATACTTGAGTTGGTCGAAGACAGACATGTGTGGGAGCACGCGATGTAGTAGACGTTTTTGAAACCCAACTTTTCGAGCTTCCTCGCACCGTATCTGGCGCGTTGACCGGTGTTGCAGTAGACCAGGAGTCCCTTGGGTGGGAGCGAGGAGGTGGTCTCTTCAGAAATGTCTCCGACTGGGATGTGCACGGCACCCGGGTAGTGTCCGTTGGAGTACTCCAAACTCGTGCGCACGTCGACGACTGCCGAGATCTCACCCGAAGCGATCTTAGATCTCGCCTCGGAGGCACTCAATAAATTTTTTCCGGTGAAGGTGTAAAAAATTAAAAGGAAAAGTACGACCGCGATTCCGATGACGTAGTTTCTTTTCATTTAATAATCACAAATATTATTTATCATCTTATATATATGCTGGAGTACTTGTATCTTTTTTGCATCGTCGCTACAATTTCCGTATTTCTGGCAACCCCACTCGGGTTCACACCGGGTACCGACCTTCACGTGGCTCGGGTGTACCAAGCCGACAGATACGTCAAGATAGTCAGGGAATTCGCCGGCAAAATTCGTGATGGACAGATCATCACGAACGCTGGGTTCGACGAATTCAGGAAACTCTGGCAGGCGATGGAAGAGGTGATGTCCTCCGAATCCGGTGACACCAAGGTGTGGTCCGTGTACGGGTTCAAGAAGAAGACGGTGTCGCAGGTGTTGGGTGAATACTTGGAAAAAGTCGAGGACGACAAAGAACTCATCACCCAGAACTATTCCCAGAAACAGTGATCCCAAACTTTTTACGAATCAAAGCCTTCGCCCCGGACAAACTCGGCTTCGACCACAACAACCACCTGGACCAAAAACCGGGGGTGGTCGGATCGTTCCACCGCTCCCGGGTGCTCCTGTCGCCACGAGGCATCACGCCCCCGTGCCTTCTGACGTACAGTTTCATCCTCTCACGATCTCCGTGCTTGGTGTAATCGGACATACCGCGCGCACCAAAGTCCACCTTCTTCCCACCGGGAAGGGTGACTCTCCATTTTTTTTCCGGGTTTGGACTCCTCGCGAGTGTGACTCTCATCCTTACCGTTTACCAATTTATTTTTTTTTACTTCATCATGCACGCCGGGCAGTACGCTTCCTTTCTCTGGTTGAGAAGAAGAATGACGATCGCCACACCCAAGATGACCAATTGGTTACGGTTCAACTTTTTGTAAGAAAACGCAGTCGCGCCGATGAGTCCGAGGAGGACCAACTGTTGCACGTTCAAGGGGAACTTGGAGGGTTGGAAGCGCTCCTCCATGGTCGGGACATCTTCCGTGGGCTTCGGTGCGTACTTCTCACCGCCTGTGTAAATAGAGCCGGGCATTTTTTGTATATGATATATAAAGAAAAAAATGATTTTTTTCTGGGTGATCTTTGGAATCACCGCGATGGTGTTCATCGATTACTACAAACCACCCGTGGACCGGTTGTATTTCAACCGACCCCTCCGCCCGGTGGTCGCCATTCGGAATTGTTTCTTTGACATGTTCCTTCACAAACACTCGTACAAGGTGGAGGATTACAACGGATTGTGGCTCCTCAAGGCACACTTCGATGAGATATGCGAAGAGTTCTACATGATGGAGTCCGAGGCGAAGAAGACTTACTTTCACGACGACGACTCTTGGTTCCCGGTGAACGAAGACTACTACTTCTACAAGGTGAAAGATTTCCCAGGACTGTACGACCTCATAGATAACATCCCGTGTGTGGAGAAGGACACCGGAATCATCGCCGTGATGGAGAGTCCCATGTACCTCCCAACGCACCGGGCGGAGACGAACATACGACTCCGGTACCAGCTCGTGTTGCAAGGAAACGAACAGAGCGTCCTCCACACCTTCTCCGGTGACCACCCCCAAGAGACGCGGGAGGAGATCCTCTTCGACCACGCCCTTCAACACTCCGTGTCAAACAACGGAAAAGGTCGAAGGGTCGTCCTCCTCTTGAACATTCACCGCACGTGAGAGAGCAGCCTCCCGAGTCTCGCCTTTTCGGTGGCTTTGTTCATGAACACGGTGAGGACCTGGACGTCACGGGCGAGCACCTGTCCGTGGTTCGCCCCAACATCTTTGGTGATTTCCTCGACTTGGCACATGTCTACCGGGGTCATTTTGACCGCCCGGGGCGCCTTCGAATGGTGCGCGGCGAGGATGGCGGCGTCCCGCTTCGTCTCTCGGTCGAGGACTGGCGCGCACGCGATGACGTGCGCCCCGGGGACGTCCGTGGCGTGAAACCACCAGTGTAAAGCGTCCGCGCTCAGGCTCAGTTCGTCGTTTTCTTTGGCGTTTTGTCCGACTTTTATGACGATTCCGGTTTGTGAGACGTAATCGAGCATATCTTCACAATTCATCGCGCGATATCTTTAAACACCATGAAGATCATCCGAAAGATCTACACGTCGTCGAGGCGACAAGCCGAGCGCGAACTGCGAAGGCGTCGCCGACAGGAGATGCGACAAGCCGTCACCGCCGCGAGGGCTGCCGCGATGGAGTCCGGGCTGTCCACACCGGAACCGGAGTCCGAACCGGAGTCCGAACCAGATCCCGAACCGATCCGTGTGGTGAGCGATCACCGTCCGCGAGAATTGAAATATAAATTCACCCTCACCGGTGGCATTTTTGTGGGACACCACACGTGGGAACATTTACTTTGGTGTTACCAGTAAAAATATGTGTGTAATTTAAGATGCTTAGTGATCGCGATATCCTTCGCAAAGTTGCCTCTCTTCGAAAAAGCCGAGGGACCGTGTATGCCCCTTTGAAATATTTCCGGGGACTGAAGACTTTATCCGGGGTCGAGCGGCGATACGACAAGATGCTCCGCCGTGACTACAAACCTTTTCCCACCGATCGCGGGGTGAAGACTCGCCGGTCGTCGTACACACAGAGGTTCCGTCGCAAGTACGGGGACAAGATCCGGACGATCCCACAAATATCCAGAGCCACCGGGGTACCCACCGGAGTGCTTCGACAAGTCTACCGGAGAGGCATGGCTGCGTGGAGGACGGGTCACAGACCGGGAGCGTCCCAGCAGGCTTGGGCATGGGCACGTGTGTACAGTTACGTGATGAAGGGAAAAACTTACTACACTGCTGATAAAAATCTGCGTGAAAAGTAAAAAATATGAAGTACTCCAACGATTGGATCAACAACAATGGTTCTGAAAACAGTTTCAGTTCCAACTCGAACTCGAACTCGAACTCGAACACGAACATGAACAACAACAACCGGAACACCCTCAAAAATCAGGCGAGAAAGATGGGTGTGCGTCTCACGAAGAACGTCGGGGGTAAGCGCGTCAGCAAGACCAACTGTGAACTGCGTTACAACATTTCGAAGGCTCGTTCGAAGAACATGAACAACTTGGTCAGGAACGTCAAGAAGCGCGGTGTCCCGAACAAGTTGGTGAACATGTTGCGCAACAACGACCCGGAAAAGTCCATGTTGGCTTTGCGATTGGCGATCCTTGGTCGACGTGCCCGAAAATAATCTAAGAAAATATAGGGTGATGACGTCTTTATGGGATTCCCTCCCGATTGAGCTTCAAGAGATAATCATGGAAAAATCTATCGAGTTGACGAGAGAAGAATACTTGGCACAAGGTGCACGAAAGCACGAAAAGATGAAAAAAAAGCAAGGTCGAGGACTACTGACGGCTGACATGATGAGATATGTCATGGAATCGACAGATCCGATGGAAATGCTGCACTGGGCTTATCCGGTGGAACTCCATGAGTTTGAGATACTCATAGATCCACCGATACACGTGGAGGTAAATGATTACGACTACACGGAATATTTTGACACTTTTCTTAGAAACTGTATCGAATATATAGAAAACCCGGAGCACAAGGATCTGTGGATAACTCCATCGGATGACGCATGGCTCACGATGTACACGCAGTTGATGACTTTCCACAAGAAACACAATCACTTGGACATATTGAACGAAGACGATGGGAGTGGTGGATTATATCTTTGGCTGGAGTACCAAAAAGATCCCGGTACCCACCTGAGCAGGGAAAAACGCACGGCTCTTCGAAGCCTGGGAATCAGGCTACCGAAACAAAATTTTATGGGTGTATAGTACAAAATGACTATCAAGCGCAAAATCGCTTTCGGACTCTCAAAGGGTGGTGAACTCCAGTGGGTGCCGATCGAGAAAAAATCCGGTGGACGTCGACGCCCACAACTGTGCCGTAAGAAGACCGTAGAAGAGATCAAGGCTCTGGCGCGAAAATTTCGCATTTCTCTCACGAAGCGCGTGGAAGTTGCTAAGACGAAGGCTGATTTGTGTGCGTCCATCGCGCGTCGTGTCAAGGTGGACTCGACCCCGATCGGTAAACAGTTGAAGAAGTCCACCAAGAAGGCTGCCCCGAAGCCGAAGAAGTCCACCAAGAAGGCTGCCCCGAAGCCGAAGAAGTCCACCAAGAAGGCTGCCCCGAAGCCGAAGAAGTCCACCAAGATGAGCCTCAGAAAGTATGGTTACAGCCTTAAATCTGAAAACAACGTGCGTAAGCCGGCTTTGAATGCCGCTGTGAAGAACTCCTCTCGTGATAAGGTGGCGAAACGTCTCACTTTCCTCGGTAGAGTTCAATCCAAGAAGAATCCGGTGTATAGTCAACGAGCTTTCAAAAATGCTGGGTACGTCAAGAAGGAGACGAAGAAGGCTGCGAGCAACAACATTTCCAAACTCACGAACCAGGAGTTGAAGGCGCTCAAGCAAATGTTCAACAACAACAACAACAACAACAACTTTTATGTTCGACGCAGCAACTCCAACTCCAACTCCAACAACTCGAACAGTAACAAGACGAACATTTCCGAATTGAACAATGCCCTCAACCGAATCAAGAAGGGTGGTCGCCTCAGTGCGAACGAACTTGCAAACCTCGGCAACAAGTTGACAAACGTGCAAAAGAAAAGATGGAACAGAGTCGTGACCAACTTTAACACCGGCAGTGCAGATCCGTTGTCGAACGAAGAATTCCGCCGACTTAGATCACGATATTCGAAAAAATAAATCTGAAGTTATACCATAAGAACTGAATGACTGTCAAGAAAGGATATGCTTTCACAAAGCAAATGAATCGCCTTCTCATGGCGAAGGTGGACATTGCCCGGAGACGCGGGAAGCAGTGCAAGGCATTCCCGAAGGACGAACTTCAACAAGTCGCCCGGTCCCTCCGCATCCCTCTCAGAAAGAGGGAACTCGTCTACCGGACTAAAGATGAACTTTGTGAAGCCATCTCTCGATCGGTGGGTGATAACCGAACCCCCATCCGGAACCAGTTGAAAAAGAAAAAGGCTCCGGCGAAAAAGAAAGAAATTCCGGCGAACATGATCATCAAGAACGCGAAGATCATGATCAGGGGACACGTGCCGAACGCGAACGTGGCGTTCAAGATGATTGAAAACCAAATCAAGGCGAACAAGCTCACGAGAAAGCAAGACATCGCCAACGCGTGGATGAAGCAAGCCATCCTTCTGAGAAAGATGAATGCGGCTGCCCCGGTGAAAAGAAAAGCCAATAAGAATCTCAAGGCTCTCCCGGTTAAGAAACAAAAAGTGTCCCTTCCGGAACCCGAACCGGAACCCATGAATGTGAACTACATGAGCAACAGCAGCATGGAGAACGTGCCGATTCTCAAGCGCAAGGCACCGAACACGAACCGTAAAAACAGGTCTCCGGTGAAGAGGCGCAACACTCGGGTGAACGTCAACACGGCTCTGGCGAACCTCAAGGCGGATTTGAAGGAACTCCGGGTTCCGAACTCCATCGTCAACGATGCAATGATCCGCGCCCAACTTCGAAACGGTGTGGCGTCCGACTCCATCTTCAACCGGTACGTGAACGTGGTGAGAATTTCCAACCCACACAAGAGTCTGAACGTTGATGCCAACACCGGTGGCAGAGACTTGAGAAAGGCGTACTTCAAGCGTGCTCGCGATTTGCACCCGGACAAGGGTGGTAAGAAGCGCGTCTTCCAAGCGATGTCTCGAATGTACAACGAGATGCGTCTCATCAACAAGTACGCGAACATGAGCCAAAACCAGTACGACAGAGAGCGCAACAACGCCTTCTCATCGGACAACAAGTTGTACGCGTACGTCGCGGCGCAGCGCAGACGGGAGAAGAACGCCATCTCTCCCAACATGGTCCGTGTGATCGCGACTTTGGCTCGCCGACAGCAAGAAAAGAAGAAGGGTCTTCTGCCCGCACCGGCACCGAAGGCGGTGCCCAAGAAGAAGAGGGGTCCCTTGGCTCTCCCCCCGGCGTCCAAGAAAATTCAAAAGAAGAAGAAGAAGGAGCCGACCCGGCGCACGTATGGTCTTCGTTCGAAGAACCGAACCACGAGATCCGGTAAAATCCGAAGCCGCTCGTGAGGTGAAAAAAAAATAAGAACATATAATAATCATGTCAGAGCTTTTGTCAGCACTGTCAGACGAACAGTTGAGGGAACAAATAAAAGTACAACAAGAATTGCGTGACTGGCATCGTGCTATGTGTATGTCAGAATGGTTGGCACAAGGAAAAGATATCACTGGCGAATATATGAAACCCGAAGGTAAAAGAGAAACTGATTTCATGTATCACCCAGACAGTCGTTTGTTTTGTGTACACGGCAAGAATAGAATAGGTTTAGATGGCGTTCTCACGTCTGAAGCGGAAGAAGTCAAGCATAGAAACCTGTGGTGTAAGTACAGAACGTGTAAACCTACCGCTACTGCTTCCACCGGTGTTCAAAATGTTCAAGTTGACACTAATTCGAATCCAGCGGGCATGATGAGTTCCGCGTCTTTATCGTGCTGTTGTTTGCTCGCTATCGTGGGATTAGTTTCGCTCATGAAATAAATCTCCACGTGTACAATAAAACAAATGCCCGCTCTTCGTAGACAAAACGCCCTCACCCGGAAAGAATCACAGGCACTCACTCGCCTCAAGATGCTCAAGAACAAGAACAACGCCCTCGAAAAAAAGAACAGACAACTTCAAAAGAATCTCACCGCGGCGAAGGAGCGCGTGAAGCGACTCATGTTTGCCCGCCAACTCCGTCAGCGCGTCAGACAGAGAAACCTTGGTATCCCGTCCATGCGCGCGTCGTACAACCGTGAGTCCCGTATCCGGAGACTCTCCAACTAACTTTTTCATCAATTTATGAGTCACACGTGGACGTGATTCATAAAGTGATTTTTTTTATTTCAAAGTATTGTTTAGTTTCCGTACATAACACCCGCAAGACCCTTCGAGACCTTGAGGACGTTCCAGTTCACCGCGTACATCCTGTGGAGGGAGTTGCCACCGGTCGGGGACGTGACGTTGATCTTCATGGTGTCGATCCTGGAGGCGTTGATGCTTCCGGACGGTTGCGCCGAGTTCAACTTGGCGGCGAACGACCAGGTGTACACCGGGACGTTGTCGAGCTCGTTCTCCGGAAGCACGCTGCAGTGCATTTGCGGCACGATGGTGTGGTGGTAGACGTTGGACATGTTCTCCGTGTGCGCGACGCCGTTGACGTAGAGGGTCGCCTTGTCGAAGTTGTACTCGGTCGCCCAGTTGGAGTCCGTGCTCTTGCCGTTCACCAAGTGGAAGGCGCGGCACGGGTGGTTGAAGTAGGTGAGGTCGAACTCCGTGTCCGAGGTCTCGGCGAGTTGGTGTTGGGTCTGCGTGATCAAGAGTTGGTGTTCATTCTCGGTGAAAAACTGTCGCTCCGCTGAGTCGAGGAACACGAACTGTCCGTACACCTTCGGGGTGGTCACCGGGTTGAATCCATCGCGGCACTTGATTTTAATTTCCACGGCGTGGTACTGCATAGCCACCAATGGGAGGGCACGAGTCAAATCACCGTTCCCGAAAAAGAACGGGATGAAATAGTGGTCTCCGGTGGTCGCGCTGTACGCCCCGGTGGAGTTATTTTTAACGGCAGAAGTCGTCACGGCACCGGAAGCCTTCGCCTGGTCTGTGTTGTACAACACGTTGTGCACGCCTTGGATAAAGAGCGTGTCGAGGACGCAGACTTGCTGACCACCGATCCAGAGGCTGAACTCCGTCGGGTTCGCCGCGGTGGAACCGTGCAATCCGGTGGCGCTCGGGGAAGACGCGGTGTCCGCTGTGGCGATACCCGGGGCTTCGATCCACACGTAGGAGAGGAGGTCCCCCTTGCCCACGATCGGGATCGTGACTTCGTTGTTCGCACCGAACGTGCCGATATAGTCGAGACGCTCTGGCTTCATACTGAACGGCGTGTGTCGCTTGAAGTTTTGTCTCCAGAACGAGATCTCGGGTTGACCCGTGAGGTGCGTGTCGGCGACCCCTCGGCTCACGAGTTCGATCAATGCTCCACTCATAATTATTACTATACTGACATAAAAATTTTAAGCGCAGTTTCAACATGGGGATTGATTTCCAAGCCCTCACCTGGGAGGCGAAAGATGATGAAGACGGATACGGTTACTTCATCTCCATCATGGGAAAAACCGGGGATGGTCGGTCGGTGTGCGTGACGACGTCCTACAATCCGTACTTTTTCATTCGTCTTCCTGATAATTTCTCGTCGACGAAGACAGAGTTGTTTCAGATCATCGAGAAGAAGTATCCGGGGTACGTGGTCAGTCACGAGACGGTGAAGGGAAAATGTTTGTGGGGATTTCAAAATAATGAGCAAAATAATTTTGAAAGGTTGGAGTTTAAAAATCTTGAATGCAAGAAGAGGTTGGATTATTTTTTCCGGAGACCGGTGTACATGAGCAGAGGTCCGACGATGTTCAAGGTGTACGAGGCGAACCTCGATCCCCTCCTGCGTTTCATGCACGACACCGGGATCAAGTCGGCTGGGTGGATCAACACCGGCGACCACTGCGTGCGAGCCCACCGGGCGTCGGTGGACGTCGATCTGTTTTGCAACGACTGGTCGTCCCTGACACCGGTGGACAAGGACGACGTCGCCCCGTTCGTCGTCGCCTCTGTGGACATCGAGTGCAACTCGTCCACTGGAAAGTTCCCGTCCCCGAGGGTTCCGGACGACGCCTGTTTTCAGATCGCCATCACCTTGTGTCACCTGGGCAGCGACGAGCCGTACCGGAAGACGTGTCTGTGTTACAAGGAGACCGACCCCGACCCGGACTCCGGTGACATCGTGTCGTACCCCACGGAGAAGGAGATGTTGGAGGCGTTCACGGCGTACGTGCACGAACACAACGTCGACATCATCACCGGATGGAACATTTTCGGTTTCGATCTCCAGTATCTCTACCGGAGAGCGGTGCACACCGGGGCGAGAAAGTTCATGTTCCTCGGTCGCCTGAAAGGGGTCATGTCCAGTTTGCAAGAAAAGATCCTCTCCTCGAGCGCCCTCGGTGACAACAAACTTTTGCTTTTACCCATGCCCGGAAGATTTGTCTTCGATCTCTTCCAGGAGGTGAAGAAAGGATACAAGTTGGACAGTTATTCCCTGAACAGTGTGAGTAAGTTGTACTTGGGGGATGAAAAGATCGACATGTCCCCGAAGGAGATGTTTGCGCGTTACCGGGAAGGTGACCCACACAAACTCATGGAGGTTGCGAGGTACTGCATCAAGGACACCCTGCTTCCCCACCGGTTGCTCAAGCGTCTGTGCACCCTCCTCAACCTGTTGGAGATGGCGAACGCCACGTGGGTGCCTTTGGATTTCCTAGTCACCCGGGGACAACAAATAAAAGTTTTCTCCCAGTTGGCGAAGAAGGCGAAGGAGTTGGGGTTCATGGTGCCCACGATTTACAAGGACTACAAGACGGAGAAGGTATACTTTGGGAAGGAACAGATAAAAATTCCGGAGGGGTACGTGGGTGCCACCGTGTTGGACGCCCAAAAGGGTGCGTACTACTCTCCCATCACGGCGTTGGATTTCGCCTCCCTGTATCCGAGCATCATGATGGCACACAACTTGTGTTACTCCACCCTCGTCAAAGATCCAAAATACGCAAACATCCCCGGTATCACCTACGAGGAGTTCGAGGTGGGCGGGGAGACGTACAAGTTCGCCCAAGACGTGCCGTCCCTCCTGCCTTCGATCCTGAACGAACTCAAGGCTTTCCGTAAAAAAGCGAAGAAGGACATGGCGAAGGCGACTGGATTCATGAAAGAGATTTACAACGGCAAGCAGTTGGCATACAAGATAAGCATGAACAGCATGTACGGTTTCACCGGGGTGAAATCCGGAATGCTCCCATGTTCGGAGATCGCGTCGACGACGACCGCGAAGGGTCGGAGCATGATCGAAGAGACGAAGACGTACGTGGAGAAGCACTTCCCGGGCGCGATCGTGAGGTACGGAGACACGGATTCCGTGATGGTCGAGTTCGATTGCGAGGGGCGCACCGGGATGGACGCCATCAAGTACAGTTGGGATCTCGGGGAGCGCGCGGCGGAGGAGTGCACGAAACTTTTCAAAAAACCGAACGATCTTGAACTCGAGAAGACGTACTACCCATACATTCTCTACAGTAAGAAGAGGTACGCCGCGAAACTGTGGACCAAGGGCAAGGATGGGGAGATGCACATGGATTACATCGACGTGAAAGGTTTGAGTCTCGTGCGAAGGGACAACACCCCGCACGTCCGAGAGGTGTGCAAAGAACTTTTGGATCTCATCTTGGAATCGAACGACACCAAACCGGCGATCGAACTCGCCCGGGAGAGGGCTCTCGAACTTCTCACCGGTGACGTGCCCCACGACAAATTAATCTTGTCCCAACAGTTGGGTGATCTGGAAAATTACAAGTCCCACAACATGTCCCACATTCAGGTGCACTTAAAGATGGAGGAGAGAAAACCCGGAAGCGCCCCACAGAGTGGCGACCGGGTGCCGTACCTCCTCACGAAGACGGAAGCCGGTCACCGGGCGAAGGCGTTCGAAAAGGCGGAAGATCCAAAGTACGTCTCGGAGAACGAGATTCCGGTGGACTATCACTACTACTTCCTCAACAAGTTCCTGAAACCGGTGTCCGACCTCCTCGAGCCCCTCGTGAACGACGCCAAGGAGGAAATCTTCGGTGAGATCATCGCCCGGTACAAACCCCCGAGGGCGAAACCGGTTCGTAAATCCAAGGAAAAACAAACCACCCTGGATTCCATATTTAAAAATTACGAAACAACTATAAGTAAGTCTAATGGATCCTCACGTACCGAAAAAACTGATTGATGTTTTCGAGGACGAGGTCCAGAACCGCGTGCGTGGGGCGTGCGTGGAATTCGCGGAGAGGGTGTGTCGGGCGTACGGTCTGAACAAGATGGACGTCATGGCGATGATCCCGGACGTGCGAACCCTCTCCGGGGAGTCCAAGTGTAAGGGGATCACGCAGATGGGTGCCGTGTGCACGCGGACGGGGCAGTTCGACGGGTACTGCAAGTTACACCTGTACCAGAGGGATCAGTCTCGACCGGTGCCGTTCATGCAGAGAAATCATTCCCAAGATCACAATCACGACATGTGTTTAGGTTACGTCCCCGGGTGCCCTGCGTGTGAGAAGGACACCCGAGACGGGTATAAAGATTTAGATGATATATTAGGATAACGAAAATGTCAACCAAATCAGAATTACTTTTTGCATCCATCAACCAGTTTTACAACGAGCCCACGAACCGTGACACCTTGGTAAACGTGTTGAACAAAAAGAACGGCAGTCCGAGTCTCCGGTCGATCGAGTGGTTCATCACGAACTATGCTAAGAAGAACCTGACGCACTACCAGACCCAAGACGGGAAGATCTTCACCGTGCACTGCGCGTACAAGAACACCCTCAACGGTTTCTCGAAGAGGTTCTTCGATCCATTCTGTCGCTCGTCGAAGATCACGTACAAAATTCCGGGAACGGAGATGGAGATTCAAACCACTTTGGCGCAATTGAATTTCATACGGTGGGTGATACGAAACAAAATTTTGGATTACATGGAGAACAACCGCTTCGCGTTGTTCAATAAGTCGTCTACGTAATTCGGTTCCCTCGGTTTCGTGGGACCCGGGTCGGGTTCGGCGAGGAGGGACAGGGCTTCGTCCTCCGTCATGGGCGCGTCCGGGTCCGCCGTCACCTCCGAGATGTCTTGGGTGGACATTCTTAGAAGTCCGTTTTCGATGACCATGACCACATACCCGGTGTAATAAATATTCAAAGAGTACGTCTCCGTGAGTCCACTCTCCAGCGTGCACTCCAAGGTTGTTTTGTTCCCCTGGAGTCGCGAAAAATCAAGGCTTCCCGATGGTTCCACCACGAGCGGATTCATCGAGAAACTCATAGTGTAAATGTTTCGGATCGGGCGCGAAAGTTTCTTTTGGAACGGCACCAAGTATTTGAAGAACGTGTGGTCCGTGGACGTCGTGTTCGGTAACCGGTTACCTTTGATGTAAAAACTGGCGTCCTTCATCACCGGCACGAAGAAGGTGTTCAACTCGTCGAAGTCGTCCGCCCGCGAAAAGTTGTACCGGTTGTGACAGAAAAACTTGCCCTCGTCCGTCTCCCCCGCCTCTTTGATTATCTCTTCCTGTTCGAACCTCTTGTCGCGGAAGAACCAGTGCACCGCTTTCACGGGAATGTTCGGGACGAGTTGTTGGGTCAGTGTGACGTCACCGGGGACCGTTTCCGTCACCGGGTGTTTCCGGACGATGTCCGTGATGAACACCTGTTTCTGTTTGGTGAGGTACAATCGCTCTTCGTTCGTCAGGGTGATCTCTTCGGTGACGAGGTGGAACTCCGGTAACCCCACCGTTTGGCTGTCGGCGTCGCAGAAGAATTGTTGTTTGAAAAACTCAAACTCGAAGACAATCTTTTGTTTGAAGCACGCACACAGGGGAAAGTATGGGCGGTTCGGGTTGTTCCCACTGTACTCGTCCGCGGCGTACTTCCGGCTGAAGAAAAAGTTGATGGGTATGAGGATTTCTGACTCGTAGGCGCTGATCACGTCGTTCTCGTTGAGTTCCGTGGAGTCGAAGGCGAGGGACCGGTTGACGAGAAACCTGTTCGCGACTTTTTCCGATGTCTCGAGGTACAACTCGTCGTAGAGGATTCCCCAATCCGCGTGGAATTCCTCCAAGATGGTCTCGTCGATTCTCATCGTCGCTTTCTTCACGATGTGTCTCCCGATTTGGTCTGTGTAGTTCTTCCCACCGGTGAGACCCGGAAGTTTAATGCTGAGCCACATGTTGCTCAAGAGGTCTCCCCTGTCTTGCGGTCTGAACTCGACCTTGATGGTCTCCCCGAAAGGCCACGAGTCTTTGCTCCCAGGTGACTTTACTTTAGTACTCCGGTGGTACTTTGAAAAGTTTGAATGCCTCTGGCTCTCGTAGAAGAACATCCCATCCTCTGGTTTCTTGGACAGGAGGTCTTCATCCTGCATGCCAATCGCGCTCAGACAAATTTTTGCCCCGGCGCCTCCAGACATATCTAATGTGAGACTACAAAAAAAATATCAACCTAATTTAACAAGAATGGTGCAGACGCGAAGCAAGTGTCCAACCGAACTCAAGCGTCTCGGCAAGTGCCGTGACAAAACCAAGTCAACGTCGAAGCCGAAACCCAAGCCGAAGCCCACCAAGACGAGCGAAAACAAGTGCATGCGCGTCATGTCTTCGTGCACGAAGATGGTCCAACTCGACCGGAAACTGTCCGCCTTGCAACAAAAGTACGTCAAGTTGACGGACGATTTCGACGAGATGATCCTTCCGAACAAGCGAAACAAGGCGCCCAGGTGGGCGACCGGGACCATGGCGCAGCAATTCAGAAAGCGCGCCGCGATGCTTCACGAGATGTCCAAGTTGAACACGGAGGTCAAGCGCCTGGAGGCGCAGTACGAGGCGGCGAAAAAGCAGTGCTACGCGGGAAATCCAAAGGGTAACTTGTGTCGGGACTACACGAACAAAAACTACAACCGCAACAAACAAAGCGAGCGCGAGAAACTGGAGAAGAAGCGACTCTCCAACTTGCGTTCGACCATCCGAACTAAGATCAGACGCCTCGAGAACCCGGTGGCGAAGAATGCGTTCCAGAAGGCGCTCGCGAAAGCGGTGGACGCCAACCTCAACTGGCTCAACCTGGAGGTGTCGGCGAATTTGAACGTACAAAAGAACAACTTGACTTAATTACAAACACTCCAACCAAAGTTCCCTCGGAGTCTTCGAGCTGAGTTCGCCGAATTCCCGGTTCGCCTCTTGCGTCTGTTGCACGAGGGACTGGATCGCTTCCTCCGTGTACTGCCACGTCTTGATGTCGAGGAGGTACGCGTAGGAACCCTCCACCTTTGGGAAGTGTTGGGCGATCTCCGCCTCCAAGTCTTGCCTCTTCCTTTTGAAGACTTTCAGTTGATCGTTCACCACCGCCCACACGAACTGTGCCTTGTGGCTGCACACGGTGGCTCTCTCCCTCAATTTTTCCAAGAGATGTTTTTTCCTCTTTTCGAAATATTGCATCCGGATGTCGACGTAGTCGTACAATATTTCTTCCGGGGTTTCATATTTTTTTATTCCAGTCACCGGGTGGAACAGGTGCATGTTGGATGTCTTGTAAGTTTCCGAGAGTTTGAAATCCTTCACCGGATCGTTACCGGAGTATCCCACGATTTTGAAATCAACTTTTTCCGTGGTCGAGTTGTTGACGTAGTTGGTGATGGTCTTGTCCTCCAAGAGTTTGTCCAGGTGTTCCTTGAAATCTTGGGTCCACCTCCCCGGTGGCAGTTCGGTGACGTGCCCACCGGCGTACTTCCCGGTGGCGACCCACGTGTGTTCGTCCTGTCTGGTCACCGTCCCGGTGAAATCCTTGAACCACGGTTTCAGAGAATCCCTCACGTGTTCACCGTGAATCACTTTTTGTTTTATCAAGTTTCGAAGATCTTCCGGATTGAAGGGTGGGATGCTCGAAGAAAATCCGGTGCCGATGCCCTTGGTGCCGTTGACCAACACCATGGGAAGGGTGGGCACGAAATATTCGGGTTCCACCGATTTCCCATCGTCTTCCAGGTAGTTGAGGACGGCGTCGTCCCTGGGATCGAATATTTTTCTCGTCTCCGGAGACAGTTTGGTGAAGATGTACCTCGGTTGGGAGGCGTCTTTGCCACCCATGATCCGTGTCCCGAACTGACCGCACGGCACGAGCACGTTGATGTTGTTGCTCCCGGTGAAATCCTGCGCCAACTTGACGATGGTCTCCGCCAGGGACACCTCACCGTGGTGGTACGCCGTCTTCTCGGAGACGTACGACGCCAGTTGCGCCACCTTCATTTCTTGAGTCAGGTTCCTGGTGAAGCACGCGTGAAGGACTTTTCGCTGAGACGGCTTGAGACCGTCCGCCACGTGGGCGATGCTCCGCTTCAGATCGGCTATGGAAAAGTTTACCAAATCCCGGTGCACGAAATCGGTGATTGAAATTTTTTGAACTTTTCCGTAATCGATGGTGTCGTCTCCTTTTTTTGTTTTTTCTTGGATCATTACTTTTCGATCGTCCGCCAACTTTTTATCAAAGGCGAGTCTCATGGATTTGTCCGTGTCCGGGTCCACGTCGAACCCCACGGTCAGTCTGTGAATGTCCTTGAAATATTCTCTCGCCTCGACACTTGTGGATGTACCAAGACCTTTGTAGTATTTGATTTTAAAATTTTTCGTGTCCACCCCGGATGACCATTGTCGAAAAGATTCCAAGGTGTAGAAATCAAATTTATTTTTCCCGGACGTCGCCTTGACCACGGGTGTGATCATGCTCACGACGAAATTTAATCCCAAGAGGGAGGGCCACATGCTGTGTATGAGATTGAGGATCAAACCTTTGATGTGTGTCCCGTCGTCGTCGGCGTCGGTCATGATCATGAGTTTTCCATATCTCAACTCACCGAGGGAGGAGTAGTGTTTTCCTTGTTGGAGTCCCAAAATTTTTTTGATGTTTTGAAACTCGGCGTTCCCACTGAGTTGGTTCACGGACGCGTCCCGAACGTTGAGGACTTTTCCCCGGAGTGGGAAGACCCCGTAGTAGTCCCTCCCGACCACACTGAGACCGGCGATGGCGAGGGACTTGGCGGAGTCACCCTCCGTGAGGATGAGTGTACACTTCTGTGACTGCGCGGTGCCAGCCTTGTTGGCGTCGTCCAGTTTCGGTATCCCCGTGATCCGAGATTTCCTCGCGGCACCGTCCGTCTTCGCCAGTTGTTTCATCTCCTTAAACTTGGAGAGGGAGAGAAGTTCATCTTGTATGCCAGTCTTGAGAACATTTTTGAAAAAAGTTTTCGTTGGAGGTTCAAACTTTGATCCGAAGGACACCGGTTTGGAGGTGCACTCATTTTTGATCTGCGACGAGAATGTTGGATTTTCCAAAGTCGCCCGGACGAAGAGCATGAAAGTATTTTTCACCTGTGTCCCGGTCAACTTTATTTTACTCTTCATTTCTTCGATGAGACCTTGGGCGATGAGGTTCGCCACGGCGTCCACGTGGGTGCCACCCTTCGTGGTGCAGATCCCGTTGACGAAACTCACCTGGTTGAACCCCTCCGGGCTCGCCCCGATGCACACCGCCCACCTCTGGGTCTCGGCGTAGCACGTGTTCTCGAGACCGTGCATCTTGGCGTACGCCTCGAGGTTCATCCGGGGGAGGGCTTCCCCGCCGAACTTCACCTTACACTTGGGTGACGTGCACACGTTGGCGTCCCAGACCCTCTTCTCGATCAGTTTGAAAAAGTCTCGATCCATGCCACGCATGCCAAATTTTTCCCAATCCGGTGTGAAAGTCACGGATACCAAAGAAGTGTTTCCGGAGTAAGATTTTAAATTTGGTTTCCCACAATTTTTCATGTTTCCATTCCAACATTGAGAATAAATTTTTTTATTCACCGGATCTTTAATTTTAATTTTAAATTCCGTGGAGTACACGTTAGTCAATTTTGCCCCGTATCCGTTCCTCCCCCCGACGATCCGTGTCTTGGTGTCGTCGTAGTTGGTGCTCGTGAGGAGGTGACCGAAGACGAGTTCCGGGTTGTACACCCCCTCCTTGTCGTGCATTTCCACGGCGATACCACCGAGGGGACCGTTGTTCTCCACGCACACCTCCCCATCCCCGGTGACAGTCACCGAGATCGTCGTCACCTCCGTGGGGTGCTCAGAGTTCCGGTCGATCGCGTTGACCAAGATCTCGTCGAATATCTTCAACAACGCCGGGCAGTAGGTGAGGAGGCGTCTCTCGAATTTACCATCACCGAGGACCCAGAGTTCCTCCGCCGTCTTGTCCACGCTTCCGACGTAACTGTCCGGTCGCTTGAGGATGTGTTCGACGTGACTTAATTTTTGAACTTTTTCAGACATGTCCGCGTCGAGAAGTGGGGATTACAAATCTGGTAGGTTTTCGCAACCCAATTCTACCGCGTGGCGAAGGGCGAGATACTGGTCACACACACATTCATCACTGTGGTTTTCATCTCTTACCAACTCACAGTAATCGCACATTGTGCCGTCGTCTTCTTCGTAAGGCAAATAGTCTTCTTCACGCAACAACTGGGCAACCAGCACGCGCATGGGCACGTCCATACCTTTGATCAGTTGTTTCGCATCTTTTTTTCGCTGAACCATGTATTCGTGATCGATCATGTAGAAAGCCTTAGCCATGGATTTATTGACCGGCTTCGACAAGGCGCGCAGTTGTTTCGTTCGTGCTTCTTTGCGCTTTTCCACGATCTCCTCAAAGTCCAAGAGTTCTTCGAGTCTCTGGCAGCCACCGGTCTCGATGAACTCGTCCATGAGTTCGAGGATACTTTTCCCCACGCCTTTCACGTCTTTGTAGTCTTCACTCGACTCCAAGAAAGTCTTCTTCGTGAGATCGGCAAACTTTTCAAGATTTTCCGAAGCAACCTTGAACGACTTCGCGCGACCGGCGTCACCTTGTTCATCGTACGCGTCTGAGAGATCTGTGAGAATCGAGAGAAACTCTTTCAAATCTTGCTTCTTCATTTTCTTTTTCGGGGGCATGTCGTGTCGCAGAGTGGGGTGATCACCCCGCACACGTTGACGCACTACGATCGAAGCATGGGGAAGAAGGGCAAGAGAAGTGTGAAGCAAAAACAGCGGGAGCAGAGAATCAACAGTGACATGAAGTATCTCTTCACCTCGATGTCCCAGAAGAGCGATCCGGACGTCACGTCGAAGATGATCGAAGATCTGGAAACCTTCGAGTCCCTCTTCAAGTTGACCAACTTTGACTTCAAGGACAGTCAGCAAAAGTACCTCGCGTGGGTGATTGCCGAGAGCAACAAGTTTCGTCGCATCGACATGCACGTGAACCTCTTCGGTAAACTCCCGTCGAAGGAGGTGCTCATGGAGACCTTCGCCGAGGAGGGGCGCCCGATCCACACCAACGAACAGTACGAGGAGGCACTCGACTACTACCCGGTGACGAACCAGACAATCTTATCGAAGGGACAGGAGTGGTGTGGACTCTTCATCCACGACCGAGAGACCGACGAACGCGTGGGTTTCGTCGTCTACCGCCTCAAGTACGCCGGCGATCTTCCCTTGTGTCACATAGAGCACATTGTCGTTCACAAAGATTTTCAAGGTCGTCGATACGGATCCGCGATGATGATTCGCATGGATTTTTTCTTAAAATTCTTTCTTCTCCACCGGAGTGACATCGTGGTTTCCGTGAGGGCGACGAGGGACACGGAGGGTTTTTGGAGGGACCGGCATTTCCGCCTTCCGGAAGAATTCGACGATTTCCCAGTCGACTTTACCGATAAAGATTGTTTCGAACTCAACGGTGAATTGCTTCTTTGCAGGTACGCTGACCCGTACATAAAGGCTAGATTCGATTAGAATGTAAGACAAAAAATATGGAACATTTCAAATCTATTCTCACCGCGAACAACTATTCCCCGCGCACCATTGATCGATACGTGCGTCGACTCCGGGAGAGTGGGGTGAACCTCCGAAACCACCAGTCCGTGCGGTACGCCCTTCGTCACGACGCCAAGTTCGAGGACACCTCCGGGGAGACCTACCGCGCCTTCTTGGTGTACGATCGTTTCCTTCACAACCAGAAACTCCCCGGTGGGCACGTCAAGACCGAGCACACGGAGTTCACGACCCGTGACGCGTGTCTGAAGCAGAAGACCGCCCTCGACGTCATGAAAGTCTGGTGGCTCTGTAACAACAAGGGGTACACACCGAACACGGCGGTTGCTTACCTCAACTTTTCCAAGAAATCCATCATGTACGACAACCACCGGAACGCGTACCGGGGGATGATGGCTCTCAAGGACTTCGACCGGAATCAGGTGAACATCTACGATAGACGAGTCATGGATTACTTGGCGTCCCTCGATATGTAATAAAATTCTGCATCTACTTTAATATGTACTTGTACTTGATTGTCGCGTGCTTCATCGCCCTCATGGTCTCCTCCAACTACCGGAGGGGGAAGGCGATCAACTACGAGACGTTGATCCGACAGTCTGCCCGGTACGCGACCGCCGCGCAGCAGGACGCGAGTCCCCTCGTCGCCGTGCTCCACGCCAACTACGCCGCGGCGTATTTCTACGCCCTCAAGGACATCGCGAGCGAGAGCGAGATCCACAACGCCACCGGTATCGACGTGAAAAAATTCAGGGAACACATCACGAATGTTCAAGATTTGGTTTCAAAAAGGGTGACTGACGCGTGCCCGGAGTTCTCAGGACACGTGGATTTGTATTTGGCAACCATCGGTGGGGAGGCATAAAAAAACTAAGCGTAATTACAAGTAAGTAGAAAAATGGAGGTGGTGAAGGACCAAGATTACGAGAGGTGCATAAAGAGCGCGTGTGATTTCTACAAGACGGACACACCGGATGCGCGATGCGTGAGGTACGCGGAAGCCACGTGGCGCATCAGGAGACGGTACGAAGACTACCACTCGAGGCGACAGAACAAGTGTATAAAAGTGATTAGCAAAAAGAAAATGTAGTTATTATAATAGTTATGTTCCTCGATCAAGAAAACCTCCGCCCGGTCATCGTCGCGATGGCTCTCTACATCGTCCTCGCCACCTTCCTCCCGAAACTCTTGAAGAAGCCCACCGGGGTCAAGGCTTTGGATGACTTGGTGATGATGCTCATCGCCCAGAGAGGTCAGATGATGAGTGGTACTATTTTGATTGGTATCATTGTTCTCGCGACCAACTACATTGTTGAAGAGATGATGTAAACTCTTTCCGGACGTTTTCCCCGGAAACCATTTCTTGGGTGTGACTTCCATCCATGAATTTTAATTTTTTCTCATAGGCATCCGTCATGAATTTCAAAAGGTCATCAAACTTTGGATCCCCCCACTCCATGCCCTTTTGAAATAAAAAGTCATCCTGCTCGACGTACCCTTTGTCGCACCGGATCATGTATGGCGTCTTCACGTATTCCGTGGACCCTCCGTACCCGGTGGTGATCACGGGCTTGTTCCGGAGTGCGGCTTCCACGGCGCCCATGCCCACGCCCTCGCTCTTCGAGAAACTCACGTAGCAATCGCCGAGGGTGTGCACGTCTTCCATCTCCTCCTCGCTCACGAGACCGTTGATCACCTTGACCCTCGGTATTTTGATTTCCGCGTTCTTGTAGTGTGTGGCTTTCACCAACAGGCGAGAGTCCGGTTTGTTCAGGCGAACGAAGGCTTCCAAGATTTTAGAAAATTGTTTCCTCCGTCGAAGACGTTTCCGATGTGATAAAAGGTGTACGGTTTCACCGGGGGTGGTATGTGTGCGTGTATCACGAAGAACTCATTCTCCGGAAACTGTCTCTGAAGGATCTTCCTGCAAAACTCACTGGGCACGGCGATCCGTGGGAACTCTTTGCATATGCGTCCGTAGTCTTCGTGCACGGTCTCCGTCTCGCACACGGTCATGACGACGATCTTCTTGGCGACTTGTTTAAGGCGTTGACAAAACTCCGTGATTCCAGGGAACGGGATCAGGAAGGCGAACAACTCATCGCACTCCGGTGGCAGTTCTCGGAGGGCGTTCGTGATCTCGATGTACTTTGCCCCAGGGTACAACTTTGTGTACTTGTCGCAGTGTTGTCCTATCCCACTCAGCCGGGTGGGTCCGACGAACAACATCGTGTGGATCTATGAAGAGAATTATCTTCTCTTTTATGTAGTAAAAGAAGATGGACGCTCTCAGATCTGAAATTGCTGACGAATTGACGAAGAAGAGTTTGGACAAGACCCGCATCGTGGGTTTGTTCTCCAAGATGTTGGATATCATTGAGACTCTTCCGAAGGAGGGTGGCGCCGGTGGTCGTGGACCGAAGGGTGAACCGGGTGCCAGGGGACCGGCTGGTCCGACGGGTCCGGCTGGTCCGGCGGGTAAGTGCGAATGCAAGTGTGTCAGCGCGGCTCCTGCGGCTCCTGCGGCTCCAGCGGCTCCAGCGGCGGAGGCTCCGAAGAAGACTGTTCGCAAGAAGAAGGTGGTGGCTGTGGCTGAGTAAGCATCTCCCTCACCGTTTCATACAGGATGGTCAACACCGCGAACTGATAAGACAAAAATCCAACCAGGGTGTACCCTTGGTTGAGTGTGTATTCCGGAAACTGGTGGTTCCACCACGTTTCAAAAACGGCAACCGTGACTGGCACGGCGATGTGTTTCTGAAACGAGTCTGAATCTTCAATCTTGTCCACGTGATTGCACAGGAGGGAGAGGTAGGTGAAGGACGTGGCGACTCCCAACCCGGTGGCGATCCCCGCCAGACTGGAACCTGTCACGGTGTTACACGCCACGAGACCGGAACCGGCGAGGAGGGTGTTCTTCTTCAACTTTTTTTTCAGAGTTTGATAATTTGTTGAACACTTGATTGTTGTGATCATTAAAATACTTCTAACATTTGTTTGAAAACTTTTCGTCGCATGTAATCTCCCGAAGATTCGTGGGGTGCTCTCATGATGGATTTCATTTCCCGGATACCTTTCACGTCCACCCCACTGTGCACCAACAACCGCACCAGGTGTAGATGTGCCTGACTGAATGCTAACTGCATCAAAGTTCTTTGGTTCCATATGTACTTTGGTTTATTTTCTATGATCCACATCATGAACCCATAATTATTATCTATGACGGCTTGCTCTAAAATTTTTTGTGACACCGGTGGGTACATGTATTTTTCTAAAACCTTCATGCACCCATAGGAATTTTCCGCCCGTCTGAGTGGGTAGTGGTAGGTGCAGTCCCGGGAGGAGATATGGTTCACGATCTCTTTGTTTGACATCTTCGTGACCTCTTTGGGTTTGAAACGGAGGAGCCAGTCGATGAGGTAGGACACCTTGTACTTCAAGGCGAATTCTAGGTGGGCGTTGTACTCTGCCTGGTCGAAATCGTAGATCATAGGGCACGTGATCCCGAGAACCTCGAGACACTCCGAGCGTTCTTCCCCCTCCTTGTCTGGATCTAGGGGTGCACCTGAAAAGATGGCGTCGAAGGCGTCCAGTCCGCAGTCGTGGCACATGTGATCGGCGACGACGCACGTGTCCGCGAACTCGTGGATCCGACCGTAGTTCGCGTGGTCGGTGCGCTCTTTCCTTCGCGTACAACACTCCATTTTTAGCGCGCGTATCTCTGTGGTTTGGATTACAATCTTATCTGTTGTTGTCTAAGCGTTCTGTACCAATGGGCATACAATATGTTATAATAGAAGACCCCGAAATGCATTTCCGGTGGGAGCATGACAGGCTGGAAGAGGGGTGCCACCGGGATCGGAAACGGTCGGACCGTCGCCGGTGTCACCGTTCGAACGGGCACGACTTTCGCTCGTGGCACAAGAGGCTTTGCGCGTTCCGACGAAGACGAGTGCTCATCATCGTCGACGTTCACGGTCTTGGCGCCGACGGTGTCAAAGATACTCTTCCGGATCTTCTTGTTTTCTAGTTTCTTCGCCAGGCGTATAAAATATTTTTGGGCGTGCGACGCCACCTGTGCGGGTGTTCGTGTCGGTACGAACTCTTTGGATATGACCGCCCATCGACCTTTCCCAAGTTTATTCACGCCTTCGACGAACTTGGTGTGTTCTTCAACGGTCCACGGTTGACTCTTGGATCTTACCATGCTTTGCACTGACGTTCCGGAACTTAGAGATACGCCGCGAAATATTTGTAAGAAAAAACAAAATCATGGAGTACAACAGACTTTGGATTTACCCATATGCATTTTTAGTCTGCATCCCGGATTTTATTTTTGATTTACTAAGAATATCTCGAAATTTCGCGATAAATGTTTGGGAGGAATCGCAACTCATGATTCTGGAGGAAGATACGTTACTTTCTGACACGGACTTCGGTGACGACGACTCTTCGTCGGAGACGTACGATCCGGACAGTGACAAAGAAGACTGAATGCTCTCGACGCAGGACTTCCTCCTCGCTTTTTGCCAAGCGACGCAGCCCCTCGATCGCGACACGCGAGAGGTGATCTTCAAGAGACTTTGCAACGATAGCCTTCCCCCCGTTCCGAACGCTCCGCGCAAAGGTCACAGATCTCGCGATGTTTTGGGTGAACCTTCTTACCCCCCGGGAGACGGACGATGTGATCATTCAAATTTTCACCTCGGTGATGAATCGTCTTAAAGTTTGAAGAATATATAAGCTTGTAATAAAATGCTGCGCGCTATAAATGAATTTTTTACCACTCGCCCCCCGGATGTAACAGTAAAAAAACGTCACGTGGAGACTGAAATCATAGAGGCGAAAAATGAATCCGGTGAAACTGTTCTGCTGGAGATGCCCGTTGAGAACCGTGTACACGATCCGTGGCGCGCCATACAGAGCCGCGATGCACCACGAACTGATGGAACTCAGCAACGTGATTTATGAACACTCCTCGGAGATGTCTGACTGTGCGTACTTAGACATATGCGAAAAGATGACCAACTTGTACCACCGGGTTCCACCGATCAAGACGCCCCCTCCCGCGTACGGTTTGAACTACCACGATCCAACTACTTCTTCACGAGCGCTGTATAAGAGTATTGAGCTCGTGAACAAGAAGATACAGTCTTTGACGGAGACTGTCACCCGCCAAGATTGCACTCCGGTGAAGACCAAAGAGGTGCGCGACGAGATCCGCGCTCTGCAGGAACACCGTGAAGTTTTGATGTCTATGATCGGGGATACGTGATCTTGCACCACCACTCGTTGAGTCCGGCGAACTCAAATCCCACGTGAATAAGTGCACCGGAAAGCACGAGTGCCGGCACCAAATCTAAACCAAGTCTTAGCATTGTAAAATAGAAAGCGACGTTCAACAACCCGATCACCGTAGCCTCGATCAAGATCGTGGACAACTGTCTCATATATTTTTGGCGGGAAAATAATTTTTTCACTGACGATAAAATTTAAATTTTTTGCACTTACGATGTTTCCCCTGAAACAAAAACAAGTTCGCCACACTCACGCGCGCGCTCGCCATGTTGACCGTGAACGATGCTCGCGATGCGCATTCCAGTGACTTGATGACGGGGATAGTCCAGGCTTGGTACGACCAGAAGGACAAAGTCCCGGAGGGCGTGTGGGTGTCGTGTATGAACGCGATCGGTGAGATACGATCGCGGGTCTCGCAGAAGGGGCGATCGTGGGAGGAGACGATGGCTTGGTTTCACGTGCACCACCCGGTGAGTATCCTGAGCCCGGACGATTTAGGGGACGAAGCCACTTCTCAGAGTGTCGAGGTGTCCGTGAGCAATCAGCAGCGAGTCACGACCGACGACGGTGACGAGGAGTATTCCACCATGGTTGAGCGTCTCAAGATGGATATGATCGCGACCGGGCGGTGGATCTTGTGGGTACAAAAAGAATTGAGAAACATGAAAGAGATTCGAAGAATGTCCAAGCAACACAGACATCGGGCTATACACTACATCCGTGCCAAGGAGGGCATGCCGGATCCGATCCACACCTACGCTGATCTACAGTCGCGCGTGTCCTACCTTTCAAACGTCAGTGAGAAGGAATTTTTCGGAAAATACAAAGAATCATACAATCACAACTTGCGTCGCCGGAAATTTCGCGCTGAAAATTTCCTCCGGCACTTAGAGAACCATAATTCTCAACTGAGGGAAATGATCCTTAGATAAAACTAAGAGTGTAATAAGTATTAAGAAAAATGATGTACGTCGCCTGGGACACGGAAACGACCGGGAGACCTGGGAGTTACAAGCGTCCGACCCCCACGACCGTGCACAAGTGGAACACGTGTCGACCGGTTTCCATCGCCGCGGTGCGTTTTACAAATGGTTCGGAGTCTGAGAGTTTCTACCGGGTCATCAAGCCGGATGACTACTACGTCACGGAGGAGTCCGCGAAGATTCACCGGATCAGCCACGATGAGGCTGTCCAGACTGGGATCCCGTGGAAGACTGCCTTTCAAGAGTTTGTTGAATTCGTCGGTGACTCTACGATGGTGGCGCACAACAGTATCTTCGATGAGAACGTGGTCCACGCGGAACTTCTCCGGAGGGGGATGGACACGTCGTTCATGAAGACTCACGATTTCAAGTGCACCTACGATATGTACAAGAATAAGAACTGCACCCGGAAGGGAAAACTTGAAAACGTGTACGAGGAGATCTTTGGGTACAAGTTCGACGCTGCCCACAATGCTTTGGCTGACGCTCGAGCATGTGGTGAGATATATCCTTCCCTGTTGAAGATTGATCGAACATTCAAAAAGTTGGGGATTCCCAAGATTGACATCAACGCTTCTAGTGTTTCTACCGGGGTCTTACTTGGTTGTCGTGATCCAAAGGAATTACTGCTCGAACTTTGGTCAAAGTACAAACCGGGGACTCAGCCCCAACTGACTCCAAAACAGGTGTATGAAAACGAGACGAAAGGCAAACCTCAAGTCCAGAGAGTCATCGATGAGATTCAAAAGATGGATGTGAGTTTGGAAAGTAAGAAGGAATATGTCTCCACTGTTTTGAAAAATAATAAGATTGAGACCCCGGAAGCGATAGAGTACGCCGAGAGAACTGTGATTCTCTCCCATGCGCGCTCGAGCAACCAGTACAACAGTGGATACTACCGACTGCACGTGTGTAACATCATGGGCACCAACTACGAGATCGTCGGACTTCCTGGACAGGTGGTCAATGGTGAACTCATCTGCATTAAGAACCGACAGAAGCACATGTTCAACGAGGTCAGGGAATACGAAGAGATCCAGTGTCAGGTGTACATGCAAATGTTGAATGTGAACAAGTGCCGGTTGGTCGAAAGGTTTGACGGCAAGGAGCAGCAATACACCATCCCCCGTGATATAGAGAGATACCACGATATTAGATCAAGACTCCAAAATTTCTGCGAACACCTCCACAGTTTGCTTAGTCAGTGATGACTCGATTTTGGACATCAAGTTTACTTCTTCCCTTGTAAGAGACTTTCAAAGAATATATTCTATTTCCGAACTACGATGCATTGAGTACGCCGGTAGCACCCAGTGGGACGGATTCAAGTTCTCCCAGCCCACATCCTGCACTGACGAATTGCAGCACAAGGTGAGTCCTTCCTTTACTGATCTGAGTCAGTACATAGTGTACCACACCCATCCCATACCCGTGGATTTGGTTGGACAATTTTTCACTTTACCGAGTGCGGACGATTGGAAGATATATTTGGATTACTGTCCGTACCTCCAGGTGAATGTTATCTGTGAGAGGTTTGGATATTTGGTCGTGGACACTACCGGGATCGACCTGTGGAATAAACCGACCCCGGAAAACATCCTCAACTTGATGGGATACTTTGCTAATGAGCACGACCTGAACCACTCCGTACACTACCGTGAGAACGTGAGTTTCGACTACATCACGGACGTCACCATAGATGAATGGAGGGACACAATACGTAAATTATCTCACTTATTACAGTTTCATTACAACATCAAAATTGACTGGTACACATACTCCGAGTTGGCACCGGTTTCTTTAAGGGATAAGGATTCGTTCATGATTCCGTAGATTTTTTTTCACTGACGTGGAAAGATTTCAAATTCAAAAACTTTTCCCGCGCAACAAGATCCGGCGTCACTTTTGAACATGCAGGAAGTGCTTCAAGCGATCGAGAACCTCCGCGCCGACGTGTTGGCGACCCAACAAGGGCTCAAGGAGATGCGTTCCCTCATCGAGGACCGTCCGGTGACCCGGAAACGCAAAGAACCGTCACCGGATCAGCCGAGGTGCACGGGAACAACCGCAAAAGGCACGCAGTGCACGAACCGTCGCCTTCCGGGCTGTGAGACGTGCAAGATGCACATGCCTGGGCGACAGATTGACAAGACGAACGTTTCGAAAAAGGAAAAATCTCTTTCGAAGCCTTCGCAACATTCCCACCCAGCTGGGTCGAGCACGAACGTACCCTGTAAGGAGTGTGAGGCTCACGGAGACGTTTTAGATCCGGACTTGCCTGACATAGTTTTTTCTCCACTGGACGAGGATGACATCAATGCTAAACTCATGTCTTTTCTCAACGACGCAAGTTCCACGGACTTTTAAACAGTACATGATGTAATAACACGACAGCATTACCTACCTTCGCGACCGTCTCCACGAGTTTCTCTAGTTCCATGTAACTAACACACAAACTTTTTCAAACCCACGGATCTTGTTCTTCCCTGAAAAAAGTGGCACGACCGGCTACGATAGCAGATGGAATTATGACTATTAATGTAATCACAATCAAAACTATTACGAACCCGATCATAATCTATTATACAATATTATTACAATCCACGTCGACGAAGATTGTTCTGGAGTTCTTTCACGGTCTTGTTGCGTGACCCAAACATTGTTTTGACCCTGACTTTGATACCGGCTTTTTTCGCCTTGGCTCTGAGGTTGGTCAGGGGTGCGTTCTTCAACTTGGCGAGGCGTGCCCGGGCGACGGAGGCACTGTTTCCTCCGTGGGCAGCCCTCTTAACTTGCTGAGAGCGGTACGAACCGGACTTTTGGGACTTATTTCTGGACTTGACGGCGGCGTTTCTTCTCCGGCGCAGTTCTTTGATGTTCATTTATTATTCAAATACATTTTATTCCTTGTCCATGCCTAGATCTTTGTGCCACCTACACAAGGTTTCGTAGTACTCAAGTTGTTCGTCGGTACTGAAACTGTAGTGCACCTGAAAAGCACTTGGATACTCTCGTTCAAAAGTTGTGATGAGATTCTTTTTCATTCCTGTCACGGTTTCTTCGAGCATCTTTATGTGCTCCACGTGCCGGGTGCATACCAGATCTCTTTGGGCACGGTATCTATTCTTGAGTTCTGCTTCTTCCTCCACGGCGACGGCGATCTTATATTTTTCGAGTTTGTCTTGAAGTTTTTTTGTAAACTCTTCCATGTCTCCATGTTCACTGTCGTCATCGTCACCGGTGACGTCTTCGACGGAACTACAGTCTTCGATCGTGGGATCTTCTTTTTCCATGGTCACGTGTGAGGGGGTTAGTAGGTCCACTCCGGGGTGGATGTTGTGGAGAAATTCAATTGCATTCTAGTCTTACTTTTTTCCACAACTTTAGTTTCAAATATGATTGCCTTGTTCGCATCGAGAAATTTAACTTTCATATTTTGAGTTCTATCCTGACAACAATCTTTTCTATTCGTGATAATAACTTCACTTTGAATAGTCATTGGAGAACCCAGATCAATTTCCATATAACTTTTTCCGTCACCGAGTGTGTGAGCAAAGTTTGACAAGTTTCCGTCGGTGAGGTTCACTAAAGGTCCTGCAGAATGAACTCCCGGTGCGGCTGTGACAGTCTTGCCTTTTGCCACATTGTTTCCGTTTTTGTCAATAATTTCCAACTCTGCTAGGTTGATGATGTTTGCCGGGTACGCCGCGGATGGTCTTTCTATTCTGACGTATCTCACGTTAGTGATTCCATTCTTTTCCACTGGGGTCGTAGAAGTTTCCTGTGATGTTTCCGGTGATGTTTCCGGTGATGTTTCCTGGGTACTTTCTTCTTCAATCGTACGTGGAAAAATTGTGATACCACCGGCTACCGAAGACGAACAGCAACATAGAACCATAACTACGACACCTATTGCGATTATAGCGGAGGACTTCATAGTATATAAAACAGTGGAGAAAAAAACAAAAGGGGTGTGACTTAAGTCACGGTTGTTATCTCTTCCTTTTGTTAGCCGGGGGGAAACTCCCCCACTTGCAAAGTTACGTTTCACGAATAAATACTTTCAGTCTTTTTTATGTGCGGTTTAACTTAATGCATACCGTGGAATCCCGCAACCCAATATGCATACACAGGATTTACGAGGATTTACGACCTTGTCCTGTCCACCTTGTGCACCATTCCGGTTCGACCATGAAAAACTACTTGATTCGAATACACTCCGGAAACAATTACAGGTGATGTTCGGACAACAGTAAAAAGCAACACAGGCAAATGCTCAATTGTTCAAGATGATATTCGAAAAAACTTGCGCCTGAAAGATTTATCATTGAAGACCCCGGAACACAAGCACGGGTCAGACACGTGACAGGACCCTCGAAACCCCTCGACAGTCCGATTTTGCCTACCGGTGTCCGCTCGGACATGTGGGGAATCGGACATCTGGAGCATTCCCACCCCGGTGAAAACCCCAGGAGACGACAAAAATTTATTTTCTCAGCCATATATTGTAAGATGAAATAATCCCCCCAAATCGACCCCGGTAAACCCTAAACCCTAGACCCCGATGCACAAGGGGTTACCAATTTGAGACCAAAAACGAGCCGTATACGGCGACGCGCAT